ATTAACTTTGATGATATTCGAAATATGATGGGTCCATATAACCATGATTTTTGGTCTCACAAAGGTAAGAAGAAAATTCTTATGGATATGTTTAGATCATTTGTCAATAATGCAATGTTATATAGCTTTGATATTGTTATTGACAATATGAACTTATCAGATACAGCCGTTAACCAAGTTAAAGAACTTGTTAATACATTCAATAGAAATTGTGAAGATACACACTATGATATTGAATTCAAAGATTTTCTGGATATATCAGTTGATGAATGTATAGAGCGAGATTCATTAAGAATTAATCCAATTGGTGAAAAAGCCATTAAACAAATCTATAGAACACATAAAGATAAAATTGCGCTTCTTAATAATAAGAAGAAATACAATCAATTAAAACAATATGAAGATTCCATAGATATTAATAAGCCAAATTGTATCATTATTGATATGGATGGTACTTTATGTTTTAACTTATCAGGCAGATCATATTATGGTAAAGATTCATATAAAGAAATGAATAATGATATGCTATATGATGGTGTTGCCAGATTAGTTTCTAATTTTTTGGAATCATCTAATGATAATGATAAGGTATTTGTTGTTAGTGGACGAGATGGTGATTCATATACGTATGCTGCAACCAGAAATTATATTATAAACAATGTAATAAAAGATCAATATGTTGAATTAATTGATAGGTTTGATTTTCTATTAAGACCAACTGGTAATTATGAAACAACTGTATCTTTAAAAAAATCATTAATAAAAAAATATATAATGGATTTTTATAATATTTTATATGTTATTGATGATGATAAGAAATGTGTCGATATGTATAGAGAATTGGGATTAACGGTTCTACAGCCATAATTATTAAATATTAAATTTAGAAAGTAAAGTGATAACTAAGATTTTTAGTTATCACTTTTTTAATTTTATACAAGTTGTATCTTCTAATTCATAATAGCTTCTTTTGACGAGTTAATAAAAGAAACTGTTTGGCCTGCTGTCTAAGGAACTTTTGCATCTATAGCAGTTGCCAATTTTAATAATGCATTAACAACAGATATACCATTAGCACAACACTCACCAGGTTTATCACCTTTTATTTGTACAGTATCACCATTTAATGTTATATTATCAGCTTCCAAATTAATATTACCAGATGTTGATAAATTAATTTCATTTTGTGCTTGTATATCAACTTTACCAGATGATAATTGAATCTATGTGCCTGAATTACCCTCACCGTAATGTATATTAATAGTATTATCAGGCATTATCTAAATATGCGAACCTTTGAAATATAATAATAAACCAGATCCCGGTTGGAATTTAATAGAAAGGTCTTGACGAGAATCATACATAAGAACTGTTGTTCCTGCATAATCAGATCTGATTTCATTAATAAGGTCTTTATCAACCAAGTTGTTACAAGACCATTCCATAGATGTTGAATTATTATCACGGAAAGAAACACGAACAGTTGAACCAACTCTTGGAATTGATATTGATCCACCTCCACCACCAGAGAATACATTAGAACCACCAAATGTACACCATGGCAATTCTTCAGTTGACATGTTATCATGATAGCCTTCAACACGGACTTTAATACGTCCTGCAAATGTAGGATCATCAATAGATTCTACAATACCTGTTAATATCTTATTTTGTGTTCCCATGTGTTATTTATGATAAATAATCTATGATATACAAAAACTTAAATAATAAGTTGAATGATGATTTTGATTTTAATAAAGTCAAAAATCATAATATACAAGATGATTATACTTTTTCATCTTTTATTACTCGTACACGTATAAACTCTAATATAGATTTAAATGATATATTAAATACGCAATATTCTTTAGATATTTCAAAATTTGCTAAACAAGGATATTATGATATAATTGGACAATGCTATTATAATAAAATTAAAGATAGAATATCTTATCGTTCAATTATGCCGGAAGATTTTCGAATGACATATAAAAACATTTTTAAAATTATTAATAATCTTGAAGATGATTTTAATATGTTATTAGTATCTATTATATGCTGGTGGCATAATATTAAATCTATTGATGAACTTAAGAAAATATTGATATCAGATGAAAAAGCACATTATACTGATTATATTGGTTATTGGGAATCTGAAGACCATGGTATTATTATGGTCGAAGAAATTGATATGGCTGTTGCATTACCCGATTATCGTGATAAAAAATACTTTATTGTATGTTATACGGGTAAAGTCGATTATTCAAAAGAATATAAATTAAATGAGGATTTTGATTTTGGAAAAATTAAAGGCAATAATGTACAAGATGAATATGAAATAGATCTTGGTATAGTAAGAAAATACTTAACAAAAGATTGTAATATATGTGATATTATTGATCCTGAATTATTTCAAATGTTAAATGGAAATAATCATATTAATGATGTACAAACATATCATAATATTGGATCATGTTTTGGCATTATTAAAAATAAATTTTTTGCATTTAATGATAAACAGATAATACCCGCCGATGATAGAAATGGTTGGTTTGGTGTATTAGAAGATAAATTAAGAGATTTAGGATTTACTGAATATAATGATGACTGTGATGGCGCTATATATGAAGTGAAGTATGGTGATATGTTTAATAAAATGTTAGATATATTATCAGATGGCAAAGCATCACAAAATTTACCAAATAGCTGGTCAAACATAACATGGTGGGAATCACCCGATAAAGGTTATATATTAGTAGAAGATTTATACTATGAATATGAAGATAAGAAACTAAATGGTTGTAATGATTATATGACAGGTGTCTTTATATGTTATACTGGTTTAGTTGATTATCGATTATAGAATAAACATTCAATAAATGAGGATTTTGATTTTGGAAAGATAAAATCTGAAAGAATTGAAGATAATTATACATTTCCAAGACAAGCTATAAGAAAAATTAATAGTGCTATTAATATTAATGATATATGTATATCATTATGGAATTATAGTATTAGACCATAGCTTAGACCAAAATCTGGTAGAATGCATTTACCCGGCGGTGAAGTTATTCAATCAATTAATAGTACATTTTAGGTAAGGCCTGAAAGTTTAGCATATACAAAGACTATTTTACCTAATGATGTAACAGAAATGGAAAAAGATGCCGGCTTTACACCGCAAAGATTTACATTTAATGAATATTTTGGGATCGATACTATCAATGATACTCCTGATTATATGCGAGATTTAATTGCAGTAATCTTACGTATGGATATGACAAATATTATTGATGTTAAGTATTGGTTATCACCAGATGAAGGTATTGTTATAATTGATTATATAAAATATACATTACCGGGTTATAAAATAAGAGTAACATCACCTATTATTGCATATACAGGTTTAGTGGAATATTCAATAGAAAATACAAATACAGATAAAATAAATGATGTTAATGCTCAAGAAAAATTAATATCAGACGGTCAAGCATTCATAAATCGATTACTTAAACATGTTACAAAAGCTAAAAATCAATACAGAGAATATAATATACTAACAAATAAAGATCATTTAATAATGAGCTTTAAGCAAGATACTGTATAGATTGCTAATAGATCATATCCAAGTATTGAAAATTTATTTTTTGAATATAGGACAAATTCAAATGGTGATTAGGTATTAAATTCAATAATTCCTTTTTATACATATGAAAAATCTATAGATCCAATGTCAATTATTATATAGAAATATGATAAGGAAACTAATAATGTAATTGCTGGATATATGTCAAGTAATAAAAACATTTGCTTATATTATGTAACGGATTACAATGTATTAGTTAAATTGATTGGTGAAGAAAATGCTAAATTAACTAAAAAATGTGGATTTATTATTAGAGGATGTAAAGTTTGGTATAATGTATATCCATTCTGGTATGTAACTGATAAAGGTATGGAATTATTTAAAAAATATCAAAATGGCGAAATATCATTAAGAAATATTTAATTATGATTTATAAGAATACTACATATAATAAAATAAATGAAGACTTTGATTTTGAAAAGATAAAATCTAAAAGAATCGAAGATGATTATCAAATATCTTATAGTTCAATAAGAACACATAATAAAATTAAGTTATCTGATGTAACAACATGTTTATATAATTGGCCAATACCAAAAAGATTCCAAAAATTTAAAGGATATAATGATGTTGTTGGACAATATTATACATCAAAAGAAGATTATGCCGGAAATGCACCATATAATAGTCAAGATTTATCTAAAAATGAAATAATGGAATTGCAAAATGCTGGTTTTACTAAACATAGAATTAGTAGAGATCAACGATATAATCACCCGGGTGAAATAGATACATGGTTATCTGAAATAATGGATAGCTTATTACCTATGTCGGATGGATCATCATATAGTGATGCACCATATATTATAGATGTTAAATATTGGTTATCACCAGATGAAGGTATTGCTATAATTTATTATATGTATTATAATATGCAAATTGATAACAAATCTTTTAAAGGCCGTTATTGCTTTTTTCCTATTTTTGTATATACTGGTTTAGTGTCATATTCAATAAACCAACAAGATAAAGATAAATTAAAAGAATCAAATAAACTTCAAAAAACATTATCAAGAGCATCTACATTTTTTAGAATAATGTATACGAGGTAGGCAACATCTTGGAATAATTGGTATACAAAAAATTTTATACCGAAAATGTGTAAAAATGGACATTTAATATCTGTATTAAATCTTGCAGTTCCAACAAGAATAAACTCAGATTTAGATGATGCAACGTTAGAGGATTTATTTTTTGATTATAATATAATGAATGGTTTACCACCAGCATTAAGAAAATTTTATGGTTATGATAGACCAAATATGCCAAACATTTTACATAAGTATAATCAAAATACTAATGATATAATTGCTGGTTATATAACACAAGATAAATGTATGTGTTTATATTATATAAGTGATTATGATATTGTATGCAAATTAATAGGTTCAGATAATGCACAATATTTAAAGCCCTCACGATTTTATAGAGATACATCCAATCCAAATGTTAAAGATAATTTAATATCAGTATATATTTTTTGGTATGTAACTGATTTAGGTATGGAATTATTTGATCTATATAATAAAAGAGAAGTGAATGCAGATGATATTAAATCTGATAATGTTGATAATAAATTTAAAAAATTTAAGGATTAATTATGATTTATAAGAATACTACATATAATAAAATAAATGAAGACTTTGATTTTGGAAAAATTAAAGGACATAGAGTTGAAGATGATTATCAATTATCATATGGAAAAATCCGGACATTAAATAAAAAAATTAATCCTTGTCAATTTATTAATATTCAATATGGCGTTAAGTATCCTAAAAGATTAGCAACTGATAAGTATTATACAGATGAAGCTGGTGAATTTTATGTGCCAAAAACCAAAAATTTAGATTTATTAGGATACCAAGAATATCTATATTGGGATTTAACTGATGCTAAAAAGCCGCAATTATCTTTAGCTGAAGAAAATAGATTAATAGACGCTAAATTTACTAATCATGTTTATTCAGATATAAAATGGTTATCAGAATCAGTAAATGAAACAGAAATACCAGAGTGGTTTAAATCTTTAATTATAGGCATATATAACAGATTTGATATATCTGTTGACTTTAATTTACCTATTAGATATAGTTACTATTTAAGTCCTGATGAAGGTATTGTTATTATTACAACACTTGTCGTTAATATACCAAAAGAGCATACTGATTATAAATCAGGTGCTAGAATGTTATATCCAATAGTTGCATATACAGGTCTTATATCATATGAATATAATAAATTTAAAGATGATAGAAAAGAATATAATAAAATTGAAAATATTAATATATGTATTAATAGGTTCTGTAAAGTATTATTAAAAAAATATGCATCTTTATATAATTTTGATAGATATACAAAACTTTTTACACCAATATTAAAAAACAATCATATTATATTATATAATAATGAGCGGCAAACTATATGGTTGGTTGACCAATTAAGTAGATTAAAAAATGTAACATGTGTAAAAGATTTATTCTTTAATAATGGTGATCAATGTTTTAATCCATATATATTACAAATAAATGATAGAACGCATTTGCAAGAATTCAAAAATATCTTATATAAAAGTAATGATGATAATACAAATACAATTGCTGGATATATAAGTGAAGATGGTTTAATATGTATGTATTTTGTTAATGATTATGATACGTTAACAAAATTAATAGGAAAAGAAAATGCTGATGAAGCTGAATTAGTTTCTTATGAAATAGGAAAGAATTTATATGAAAATGATTCAGATTTTTATACATATGCATTCTGGTATGTAACAGATAAAGGTATGAAATTATTTGATTTATATAATAAAAGATTAATTAATACAAAAGATATTAATTCTGGGGATTATGAAGATAAAATTCAATAATTAAAAATATAATTTATATAATCAGCAACCTAAATAGATTGCTGATTTTTTATATTATTAGTAAATATGATATGTCAATCTTAAGTGTAACTTCTGCCATAGATTTAAATACAATGGCATCTTCTGTATATAGTTAGGCTGTTAGTACATTAGCAATGGCTGAAACAATGGTTGGACTCGAAACTATGTGGTGTCGAGCAGTTCCCCATACTAATTCTGAAGATGTTGTTATATAGGAATATACTTTAAGTAATGTAGAATGTCCAGAAATTATAAAGGTTATTCCGGAAAAATCTGATTATCAACCGGGTAGTTTTAGTGTTGATCTTTGGGGTGTTAGTTTTGAACAACCATTTGAGATTAATATAACATATTCTACATGGAATTCAATATTTGGAAATACAACAGCACCATAGAAAGGCGATATTGTATATGTTAAAATGTATAATAGATTATATGAAGTTGCATCTTCAACTATTGTATATGTTTTAACAAGTATGCCTATTGCATATAAATGTACATTAAGAAAATATCAAAGATCTGCATCCCGGCGTGAACCAGATGATATTCGTATATCTATAGATGAACTTACATCATCCCAAGATATTTTATTTGGTGATACAATTTCAAATGAAGTGGCTGATGCTGTTATAGAAAGAGAAACTTCTTATAATCAATCTACTAAAGTTGATCCTATTAGAAATTATGATATTGATTCTATTGTAATGGAAGATATTTTAGGGGAAGAAGCTAATCTTATATCTAATGCATATTATGACTTTTATAATACAAAAACAGATGTTACTTATACTGGTATAGATGCATCTTATATGTTAGATGATTCAGATCCTAATACACATTGGATATATACATGTTGGTTTAGATTAAATAATCATAGTGCAGATTCAGATGATAATAATACATCAACATCTGTAATATCAAAGAAAATAACATTAACAGGATTAAGAGCAAAAACTAAAAGTTATTATGAATTTGGGTATCAAACAATGATGACAGGTTTATAGGCAGGTGATAATGTTACATTGACACGAGGTACAATATTTAATATTCCTGCTATTATAGAACTTGATGATTGTGGTGGTCTTATTATCAGGGTAATGTTATAGGATGTTGCAATTGCGAATAAAAAAGCATCTAAATGGTGGGAAACAATTAAATCCGGTTGGTATATTAATAAGACTGTTACAAATAGTTCAGTTAAAAAACCTAATAAGTTATATACTTTATTAAAATCAGATAATGAAAAAATAGATATAACAACAGATGGTACAACTAAACTTAATGTACAATTTGGTAATTCATCATCTAAAACTATTTCATTAAAGAAAGCATTATCTGATAATGATTGGCATTATTTCTTGATTGACGTTTACAATAATAAAGCTAATATTAAATTAATTCGAATTGGAGAAACTGCTATTAAAAAGAAGATAACTGCATATACAATTATTGATAAAGAATACAGCTTAGGCAAAATATCAGGTTTTTAGGTTTCTGAATTTGAACTCCCAAATTCTGAATTAGATATTTAGATGTGCAATATAAGGTTATATGAATCTGAATATACACTAACTGATTATAGATTAGATATGTATTCATAGGTAACAAGAAATGCAAGTAAACTAATATTAGTAGATAATCCACAACCAGTTAATAAAATGGATTTTATATCTACCATAAAATAAGGATATATCAAATATAATCAATAAATAGCTTAAATATAAAAATATTTAAGCTATTATTTTATATTATGCCTGAAGAAGAAAACAGCACAAATAATACAAGTACAAATACTGATAATACAAATAGTACATCAAATTCAGAAATAGTATCCGAAGCTTTACCAACATCTACATTTACAAATAGTTTAGGATATACTATTAATTGTGCTGTATCTTTAACTGACGATGCATAGAAATAGTATGATGAACTATTAAAGAAAAAGGAAGAAGCATCTGAAGATGAACAAAAAGAAATTCAAGCAAAAATCGATAGTATAATATCATCGGCATCCAAAAATAAGGAAGCATATTCTGAATAGATGTCAAAAACTGAATCTAATGAAAATAAAAGTTTAGCTGCATGGGATCCAAGATTAAGACGATTAGATGCTTTTTATATGCAAGAATCTTCAGATGATTCAGGTAATGTTACATAGACTGCACCATTAATTGTGCCATTTTCTTCAGTAACAGCTGCATCTGCATTTAAGGATCTTGTATTTACATTACCGGCAGCTGCTGCTACTCAATTAAGATCTGCTGCTGGTGATTGGATGACAATTGATGTTGACGGATATTCAAATGGATAGAATAATGACTAGCAAAAAGATTCTATAAACAATGAATCATCTGATCAATCTGGTAATATTGCAAACCAATAGGTACCATCAGTTAAGATGACAACAGCTGTATAGGTACCATTTAATTCAAAGAGATATACAACAAAATCTATGCATTATGGTACTGCATCATTAATGAATCCATATTCATTAACTAAATTAGTGGGTAGTTTAGATATTGATGGAAGTACTGGTACAGCAACTAATAACTATATGTATGATATACGAGATCAAAGACGATTTTATGGTATATCTGTGGATGCAGATACTGATTGGTTATCTGTTTCAGACCCAACTGTTAGCAACATTATAAAATGGTCAAATGCTGATATATGGGGGAGAACACCTTATTCTTATTAGGATTTCGTATTTAGTAAATGGTTTGGTATAATACCTAATAATCGATTATTAACATTAAGAAGATACCATGCACCTGTATATGATAATCTAAATTTTGATGGTATGACTGCCACATTGGATTCAGAAGAAGTTACCAGATATTATGCACCAAGATGTACAGTTGTTACATATATGGGTGAAGACACTGGTAATTAGTTATCAGATATATTTAAATTTTCAACTGGTATAAATTGGACAGATACAAAGTCTGATATTTGGTCAGTTACAGGCAATGATGCATAGGATCCTCAAGCAAAAATTGATGAAATGTTTGATGGTAATAATGGTTTTTCAGGAGCTGAAAATCCAATATTTAGTAATATTGTAAGTGCAGGTAATACATTAACCGGTAAAATATTATCATTTGGTAAATTTGCACTTGGATTAAAGAAAGGTAGTTATGGTATGGACCAAGCAACCTTTAAAAATTTATCAACGGCTAATATGGATCCATATTCAGATAGTACATTTCAAAACAGAATAAAAGGTCCATTAGACCGTATTGATACTGTTAAACGTCGTTCAGAAGGTATAACATTTGATCAATCATTTAGTATTAAATGTACTTATTAGGCTAAATCAATTGGTGGTATTAATACAAAAGCTGTAATGATTGATATTTTAAATAACTGTCTTGAAATGGTATCTGCGGATGCTGTATTCTGGGGAGGTGGTCATAAATTTATGATTGAACCATAGTTATATCCATTCCATGATAATGGATGGAGAGATTCATTTATGAAGAGATTATATAATGGTAAAATATTTGGATCATAGGGTGCGTTATCATAGGTATTGCAAGGTGTTAAAAGCTTCGGTGCTGATGGAGCTAAAGATGGCAATATATGGTCTAATATTACATCAAAATTTAAGGAATATTTAGGTGAAGGCTTAGGTGCAATTGGTTCAGTTGTATCATCTATTGCTGGTGCATTATTTGGTGAATCATCTGGTAACTTCTTAAATTCATTTATTAATCAAGGTGCAGATGCTATTGGTGGTTCTGGCTCTGCTGATGCAGGTAAATCCAAATTAAATAATTTATTTGGTAATATGAATACCTTATGGCATAATAAGGTAATGCAATCGTCACTTATGCCACAAATAAATGGTATGGCATCTTTATTAATTGGAGAGCCAGTTGGTGAATGGCATTTAACAGTTGGTAATCCATTAAATCCTATTATGGTTATTGGTAATTTAATATGTACTAAAATGGATGTACAAGCATCTGATTCTTTAGGACCTGATGATTTTCCTGATGAAATAACAGTTACATATGAATTACAACATGGTATGCCTCGAGATAAAGCTGCAATACAATCTATGTTTAATAGAGGTATGGGTAAATCATATGAATTACCTGACTATATAAAATCAAGCTCACAATATGAAACAGAAGTTGACCATTATACAGGAGGTAGAGCATTTAGAGAACCTGCATTTATGAATGCTTCAAAATTAAAAAGTATGGGTTTAAAAGCTAATGGATATAGTGGTAGTACATTCCAAACATATAAAGTTGATAAAGGTACAGTGACAGCATTATCAAATCCAAATGCAGATGTAACGATGATAACCAAATTTACGCCAACTGGCAAGGATAATGTGCAATCATTTGATATGTCCAATAATAGTAGTGCTACTACAAGCAATTATCCTATTATTAGATCATTAGCAATTACCCGTATGTATAACTCTTAATTTTATTTTAATATGTTTAATTATTCAATAGATTAGAAACCTACCATTACAGATAATAATGGTAATCAAATAGTAGATTTAGCACATTCAATGTTTGCAAAAAGTGCTGATACAATTACATAGTATGATGTTAAAAAAATGTCATCATATGCAGTAATGCGACCTGATCTTGTAGCTTTAGCTGAATATGGAAATGTTGATTATACGGAATACATATTAAAATATACAGGTATTTGTAATCCATTTGCATTAAGTGATGATGATATTTTAATGATACCTAATACATAGGAAGCTGAAGGCAAAATGTGGGCAAATTCAAATGAAACAGATAATGATGAAAGTACAGCTTCAACTAAAGCAGCAATCAGAAATTATTTCAAATTTGTTAACCAAGATTATAAAAAAGATAAGTCAAGTTATGATGAACTTGAAAATACAGTATTTGAATCACAAATACCAAGTGATACATTATCTGGTGATTATGTTGTTCCTTATATAACAGATGGTGATGCTACATCTATTTCTATTAGAAATGGGCGTATATATTTTGGTGAAGATTCAGGTATGAATTCAAATACTATGATAACAGCAACGACTACAAATATAGATGAAAAGATATAGGCAATTGTTGATAGTACAGCAACTGCATTATCTGATAGCAACTGTTTATATAATGGGGTTACATTAGCTGATTTTGTCCGGGCATCTATATCATCATCTTCATCAGATGCTGAAACTGAATTAGCAAAAGCAACAGCTTCTGTATAGTCTGGTAATTTAATTAGTTAAAATAATAAATCAAATAATTATAATAATGAAGGGATTAACTAAATAGTTAATCCCTTTGTCATTGTAAAATTAAAAAGAAAATTCAAAAAGCACAAAAATTGTGTAATTTGTATATTTTTAGATGATATAAAGCTGATCTAAGTTTACTTTTATATATGTAAAATTATTGCACACCATTTTTAAATCTATTTTCAATAAGATTCCAAACAGTATTCTTAATAAATTGTTTATTAATATTACGGCCTGTCTTATTCTTCATATCTTCAGAAAAAGCTTGGGTAACAGAATCAACATCCATACGACGGTATGCTTCCATAATAGGATTAAGATGTTTCTTAACCTGTGATTCAATATAAAGTCTTAAATCAGCCTTTGATGAATTCCTATTAATTGTAACTTCTTTTTCATTTAATAACTTTTCACCAGCCTTATTAAGACCAGTTGTTGGACTCCAATATTCAAGCACCTTATTTTTCAAAAGTTCAAGATCATCTTTAGGCAATTCTTTAAAGGGAACTGTAATCATATACATTTCCTTAATTGCTTTTACAACCTCTACTTTCTAAGCTTCGAGGATTTGTGCTCTTTGTGCTAAAACTTCTCTTTTACTGGTAGTGTAAACTTGATTAAAGCTTTTCATCAGTTATATTCTTTATAAAATTAATTTTTAATAAGTTGTTATTTTATTTATAACAAGTTTAAAAAGTTTTCAAATATTTAATATTAATTTAGATCCTTTTCTAATAGTTTGTAATGATTTAATAACTATTACATTTTGATTAGGATCCCAAATATAATCACAATTTGGTTCTTCTGCAGTTTCTGAACTCATATCATAATATTGAGAATAACCAAATGGAATAACATATGTTGTATCTTTTTCAACTTCAAAAACTATTTGTCGCAAATCTCTATCAAATAATACAGATTTACTTACAACCTTAACTGGACAAATTTCAATAATATCATTTGTATAAAATGTCTTATTAGCATATACAGAATTTCCATCTGAATATACTTTACATATATTAGCATTATTAGGCATACCTGTTATTCCTTTAATGACAGATTTATCCTTTGGATCCCTTTCGCCATTCTAAATAGTTCTAAAAAGATCCAACATATTATACTCATTTATATGTTTTTTATTATCTGACATTTTATTTCAAAATCGGTTTTTATTTTATTTTTATATTATTAAGGTTATCAACAGATGCGATAAATTTGTCATTATCTTTTATTGTTTCATCAGAAATATTATTATTGCTACTATCGATATTAGAAGAATCTTCTGGCTTATCTTTTTGTTCAGGTGTTTTACCATCCTTTATAAAAGCTATCAATTGTTCCTTATACTAATTATCAGAAAATATCTTATCAATATTCTTTGATATTGTATCAGATTTAATATCAGATGCTTCTAATATACTTGTAACATTATTATTTATCTTACTTAATCCAAAATATAAATCATCCATTTTAAAAACCTCCATTATATTCACTATTTTTTGATGCAGCTTGTTCTACAGTAACAGGATCAAAATATAATACATTTATAGCTTTAGCTAAATCATCATTATTATTTGATAAATCAACTTTAGAAAATGCAGCAACCAATGTATTTGCAATTTCTGTCATTAAACCATGTTGTTCACCAATAGTTTTTTGATGATCAATTTTAAAGCGATTTAATTTTGATACCATATCTTCAAGACTATTAAATTCTTTATCATTGTCAATACATAACCATTTAAATATTCGGATTTCATCTTTGAACAAATGCTGATTACTTTTATGAATATTCTCGATTTCATCATCACATTTATGCAATAATCCAATATATGCTTTAACAGCTTCATCATCTTTACCATATACAATAATTATTGATAATATTTTATCTATAATTTGTTTAAATGATACATTATTATTAACACTCTATTGTACCTATATAGATTTAAGCTTTTTAACAACTTCACCTATTGAATCTTCTTTTGTAAAATTATAATTAAACTTAACAATAGCCATTGCAAATTTAAATAACTCAAATAATGGTTGTATACTATTAGGATCAACATTTGTTAATTGTTCCGATAAATCATCTGTATCTTTATTAACTAAATCACTTAATGTGTCATAAGATACCCCAGAAATTGTTAATATTTCATTATATTTTGATTGTGGTTTATTAACGCCAATATTATTATATCGGTCTTCAATTAATATTTCTTTATCCTTTAAAACATCATCAATATAATAAATTTTTAAGAAATTTTCATATTGATTTATATCAGGTGTACTACCAAATATATCCTTTAATAATAAGCCTTGTTCGTCACCACCAATATACTTAATATAATCATCAAAGTTATTTGGTGATTCTAACATATTTTTATGTTTCTTTAATAAGTCAATAATAAATTGATTATTACTTCCAGTATCCAATCTTGATTGTATAAACTTATTACTTAACATATCAAAGAATGTTTTCATTGTTTTAACAATACCATCACGACCCATATTATCAAAACCTAATGTAAAGTACAATTCATATATGCTAAGAATATCTGTACTAAGTTTAAAATCATCTGATAATTTTACAATATTACTTGATTGCTCAACTTCTTTAGGCATCCCAAGTTTATTAGTTAATATAGGATCAACTTCAGATTGTTCTTTATTATCATCTGATAAACCTTGTTGAACATCTTGATTATTAAAATTATCTAACATATCAGGATGCTCTTTTATATATCCTGCTAATATAGACATTTTATTTGTTAGATTTTCAATAGGGGCGTTTATTAACTTTTGAATAGCACCCTATGTATTTTTAATATTCTATATTATAGGTGCCTTTTCACTATTAGCATCTTTAATATTATCAAATGCCTTGCGAACTGCTGCATCTATATCCTCACCAATGGTGTTAAATTTCTTTGCATTACACCATATATTAACAATTAAACTAAAGAAATTATTCTTATCATTTTGACTATAATATTTTAATAAAGTATTATGCCATGTTTTTAATTGGTCAAACTATGCTTTATTCTATATTTTATTATCAAAGAATCCTAATATAAATGGAAACAAATAATCTAATGATACTCCAGTAAACTTCATATTTTAATTACTTAACATAAACATTTTTATTTTCTGCATTCAATGCATTACCTTCTGTGAAAAATACGCCTGCAACTACTTGTGGGTATTCACTAAGATCTCCGGTTTTATCTTTTACATCATCATCTGTAATGTCTTTATAAAAGTTAATATCAATACCTTCTTCTCTTGAGAATAATGTTATAATAACTTTATAAACCATCATCATAGCAATCAAATTAGGAATTGTTGTTGTATAAAATTGTCTTGCCATTAATAATGGTGCATTACCCTATAAAGAAACCATATGATCTAATCTCCGTTCTATACGAGAATTTAAATCTTGTTCATGTCTGCTCCACAATTCGGTCAAATATCTGGCTCTCATTGGATGTTTTGATATAAAGGATGCAACTTTGCCTGATAAACCTATTTGATTATCATTTGTCAATCGACATACAATTTCAATACGTTCCTTAATGGTCTTTGATGCTTCATCACGAAGTTGTTCCATTTGTTTTCTGGCTTTCTCAACATCTGCTGGTACATCTTCTGTATGACTGAATATTTTAACCATTTTTGTATGTATTTGTCCATATATATCATCATATAGTTTATCAGCATCAAATAATGGTTTTTCTTTTCTTAAATCATTTATATTAGATTGTTCATCATCTTCATCATAATCATCAAAATCAGATTCATTTAATGTACCTTTATAATGATATTCAATATTCTCATGTGTTCTTCTTCCATGACCAGGTGTGCTGCTAACTTCCAAATGATTATTATTTTTTAATTTAGTTATTGCTTGTTGATAGATATTAGCAATTTCATAATCAGGTGCTTTCTTAGTCTTTGCCTTAATTTCATCAATGATTCTTTTTCTTTCTTCATTGCTATTAGTTGACATAGATAAAGCCTCATAGAAATCTGCTTGTTTCTATGCAATAGTTTTTTCATCTTGCAACTTATAAAGTTTATCTCTGGTCTGTAATTCCTTAATATCCTTAAAATACTTATCATTAGTTTTTAAGAATTCTTCAACATCATCAATAGTTCTTGTATGTAAGTTTGCAACATAACTATATAAGTCTTGTATATCCTATGATGCTGATTTTGGCGTACTTTGAACTAATGGTTGTTGTATATAATCCATAATGGCTGATATATAAGAATCAATTCTTTTTGGAAGATCTGTTTGTGATGATCCTTTAGAAACACCATATGTTGGCATATCCTTTGTTTTTAATATATCAGAATCATCAGTATGAAAATTACCATGGTCAGCACTCATTTTAACTGATAATCCACCTAATCCATATGCACCTGCTATAACAGGACTTGCACCTGCTGTTATTCCACCGGCAAATGCTGCACCATGTGCAATTACATTTGTTAACCATGTACCAGCACCTAAACCGGCTGTAGCAGCCTATCCTAAATCCTCATACAACTCATTATATTCAGAATAATATAAAGATTCATTTTTATCTTTTTGTTTATCATCAAAAGTTGTTTTGCCACCACTGAAAAATTTAGTTGCTAAATCTTCTGCATTTGCAATAGTCTTTGTAGGATCTGCATCTATACTATCATGTACATCAGTATACTTTCTTGGCATATTAGCAACTTGAAGTAAAGCATTTAATGAAGAATTAGCTTTTGGAAATTCGAGATTGTTAAAGAAATCTTTTGTTAATTTAACATTAAACAATATACCACCACGGATAATGTTTTTTTTATATTCATTATCCATATCTTGTTTAACAGCATTAGTTAATTCCTAATCAGGATTTGTATATATTATTTTTTCATCCTATTGATTATTCTATTGCTGTGTATTATCAGCTTCATATAATTTCTTATGTAACTTGATCTTCTTCATTATTCTTCAGATGTATTTTTTTGTATAAAGTCATCAACTGGTTTAATAACATTTGTTTTAAAATCATTTAAACCACCTTCAATAGTTTGACTCGTTGCACTACTAATAGCATCATTACCAAAGAAACCACATGCTTTACCAGCAACTAATGTATTAGCAGCAATCTTTCTTTCATAAATCTCCTATATAGCTCTGAAACATGAAAAACTCTGGTCACCACTGAATTTTGTTTTATCTTTACTAAAGAATGAAAATAATGATTTCTTTTTATGTAAGCCATTATCAGTAGTTTCTACCAATTTATTCATGTATTTTTCCAATGATTTAGCAGCCATTTTATCTTTACCAGCCATTATTAAACCTACTATACCAGCTAAGCCAGCAGTTAATAAACCACCAGCTAACTTACCTAACCAACCTAAACCAGGTATCCAGAATGTTAAATCATGTCCGGGTGTATCCTCATTCAAAGGTTTTGGTTGATTATCTTCATCTATAAGTTTATAAACTGTTTCATTAAGAATTTCCTTTAGATTTACAATTTCATCTTCACTTAGTACATCAACAACTGTTGGTAATATAAATTCATAAACCTCATCAATAATATATGAAGCTTCAACTTTCATTAATGCTTCTGACATCTATTTCTTTTCAGAATCATTTAATGATTTAAATTCATTATCTGATTCTAATAATTCCATATAGTTGTCTTTAGCCTTTCTAAAAGCATTAACACATTCAACCTTATCAACATAACTGTAATAAGGTGAATGTTCATATTCATATAATTCTCTATCTTCCTATGACAATAAACTTAATCTATCAGAAGATAATGTATAAGGAAATTTCATTAATGTCTATTATAAACTTATAAGTTTTAATTATTTATGTATCAATTTTAATTCTGGTGAATTATCATTTGAAGTTTATAAACCAATGCAAGAAGAACAATAAACTTATCAATAGCTTGTGGTAGTTGCAATACATAATTAGCAATTTCAACAGTCAATAAAGGAAGTTTATTAAGTTGATCAGGCGCAACAACACCAAGATATTTAATGAATTCTTTACTAATTTGCAATATGCCATCTTCAGGTTTATTACTCCATTCACTAACCAATGTTTTATAATTCTCAACCGGATTATTACCAGATATAATAATGTTAAACAATCCAGATGCATTAAAAGACGCACCAAGTGTTTCAGATGTTAATTCGGTTGCACCTCTTGTATATAGTTGTTGAACTTTCTTAACCAATGTACGAAGATCAGGGAAATCATTAAGAACAAATCCTCTAATGTTTTCATCGGTTGCTTGAATATGGCATGCATTAAGAATAAGTTTAATTCTATTGCAATATTCATTAACCAAATAATTTTCTTCTTCTACAGAAACAGGTTCCAAACTTATACAATTAAATCGAGATTGAATAGGTTCCGGAACTTTTTCAATATAATTACAGTTTGCAATAAACCTAACGGTTGAATGAAATTGTTCAATAGTTGCTCTCAAAGATGACCATGCATCATTTGTCATTGCATCGCACTCTTCAAGAATAACTACTTTTTGTCTGTCTTCTCCATTGAAAAGATCACAACTTGTAACATAAGAAATAACTTTATCACGGATTACATCAATACCACGTTCAAGTGATGCATTAATTGTTAAAGGGTCTGTTCCAAACTTTGCCATTATACGAGACAAACAAGTTTTACCAATACCAGGTTTACCATATAATAGAATGTGATCGCATAGACCTTTTTGCATCTCTTCTCTTACTCTTGGTACCATAATCATCTGTTCCAATGTTTGTGGACGAAATGCTTCTGTAAATAATGCTTGTTTAGGTGAATTTTGTGTTGACATTTAATAAAATGTTTTTTAGAATTTTCTTTTATTGTTATAGTGTATAAAACTAAATTGTTTATCACAAAAATAAGAATTTATCTTTAATATATAAAAATAATTAATCTCTATATTATATCTAATAATAAAACACTCCAGAAGGCCATTTAAATCGTCCGTATCGCATTTTAATAATTAAAATGGTAATTTTACTATCTGGATGATTTAATCGCGATACAGAGCAAATAAACAAGCTTTATACATGTTTTAATAAAAATGGTCATATATCTCTTTTTTATATTTGATATACGACCTTATAATAACACAAATAACATAATTACTAATATTAGTTAAAAATCCGAGGACTATCCTCACTATCTTTTTAATCTTTTCTTATTCTTATAATTTTTTATTTTCATTCTCTAATTCTATTCCTATATTTTTCCGGGACTATCCTCACTTTCCTTACTGTCTATTTCTTCTTTTTTCTTTCTTATATATTCTTTAATAATATATTTTTCTTTTTTTAAAAAACCTACAAGATCTTATAGTAAAAAGAAATGACATTTGTCTGAACTTTTTTCTAAGGAATTTGCAAAGATTAACAATTAAAATTAATAATTTTTAATTTAAATATTTGATTATTAGAAAAATATGTTAATTTTTATTATCTGAAAATTGCCTAAGAAAAGTCTGAATTTTAGTAAAGTTTAACTATTGATTAGCAAAGTTTAACGTTTCATTATTGATTTTTATATGAAAATATATGGTTTTCTATTATAAATTTACATTTTGAATAAATGAACAAATAATATGACGAATGATCATATAAGAATTAATATACATCATACAATATTGTACCTATATATGATATAATAATGGAGAACATATCATAAAACGTTCCAGAAGGCCATTTAAATCGCTTCTGTCGCATTTTCTATCTTTAAATGGTAATTTACTTACCTAATGTTATTCGGAAGCGATACAGAGCTTTAAAATGAGTTTTTATTATTATGACCAAATATAATTGTTAAAACACTATTATAAAAAACCATCTATTACATTAATATACGTTGTATATTAATATAATAATATGAAACTTGGTATATTGTATAATTTGATATATAAAAATAACAATGGATAAGAACATATCATAAAACACTCCAGAAGGCCATTTATTTGGTCCGTGTCGCGTTTTGTTTATCCAGATGGTAATTTGGTTACCTGGACTAAAAAGAATGCGATACAGAGCTTTAAAATGAGTTTTTCTGTTTTTATATAATTTCTATGGTTTATTTCGGTGCCATGTGTATATTACATGTTATCAAAACAAGAAAAGCCTATTATAAAATTCCTGATTTTATAGCCAATTTTTAACTACCTGATAATGAGCACTTAGACAATTGTCATATTTTTTTGCTATAATATCATGTAGGTTTTTTAAAAAAGAGAAAAATATTATTAAAAGAATATATAAGAAAAAATTTAGATTAAAGACATAAAGGAATAAGATAGTAAAAGAAAGTAAAGATAGTTCCGGAAAAATTTAAGTTAAAGAAAAATAAAAATATATAAAGATAAAATTTTATTAAGATTAGACCTCCGAAATTTTTGAAATATAATAATTAAAAAAGATAATATAAGATTATTAATAATGGGAACAAATTTTTTCTTACATAGAAAGTTATCAAAGAAACAAGAAAATGAAATTGGACATTATATATGTAAGGAACATAATTATGAAAAAGCTATTGAACTTTTATCAGAAGCTAAACCAATACATATAGGAAAACGATCTGGTGGTTGGAAATTTTTATGGAATGCAAACCATTTTAAATATTTTGAGCCTAATAAGAAATCAATAATGTCATTTTTAAAATCTGGTGACATATATGATGAGTATGGTGATTCATATACATATAAGCAATTTATAAATGAAGAATTAAAAGGATTCATTGATAAAGGATTGGATATGAAAACATATTATCAGGAACCAGAACAAAAGAAATATACCTTTTATGGACACTGGCAATATATGTCAAGGTTTGAAAAAGAACCTTTTATTTCCAGAGGTATTAAAATAAATGATTACGAAGAGTTTTATGTTGATAATCTGCGGTTTACAATAATGGATGATTTTAGTTAATTGTTAAAGATTATTAAAATTTAAATTTTGTTCTCAATTTATTTTGGTATATCAAATAAAATGCTTATCTTTGTAGTGTTTCAATTAAGGAACAAAACAAAAATAACAATTTTATTAACTATATAAAAATTTTTGACATGAATACCTCCAACATCAGCAACAGCAAAGCTAACGAATCAAAGTTCTTCACACCTGGTCGTTATCTTCAGGCAACTCTTCTCACAGATGCCATTAAACGTTACTTTCATATTATGAATGAACGACGTTCAAAGGTATCAGTCAACAATCCCAATCAAATGGCAACTTTGTTTGCTGGTATCATTTCGTACATCACTATTTCGGTTCCTCGCTTTTCAACACTTAGCTCAGCTAAGTATGCAATGGACCAATATTTGGACATTAAAAATTCACACGACCTCGCCAAACTTTTGGTAGGCAACAGCAAACTTCTGAAAAAATGTGGTTATGCATGTGACTTCCTTTCAGGTGTTAAATCTAAGGAAGCTAAAGTCGAAAAGCATAACTTTAAACTATACAAACGTGCATCATCTGTTAAGGATGTAACTCGCAGTTTGGTTGTTCGCAGCCAATTTGGAAACTATCCTCCAGTTTTCTTCCAACTTCAAGGCGCGACCAGTGATGTTCACAAAATTTCAGCCCTTAAGATGGCTTATAAAGAAGAAACAGGTTGTCCATTCTTCCAAGCACGCCCTATCCTGATGACAACATGGGTAAATCTGTCAGAAGCACAACAGCATGCAACATGTGCAAACTAAAAATATAACATACTAAATAAACGCTATAGACACAAAATTAATTTTTTATCATTTTAAATATAAATCATCCGTCTGAGAAGATAGATGATTTTTTATTATATAAACTTTTATAAAAAATATACTATAACATATATAAGATTTTACCAATACTTAAAAACCATTATGAATGAGATTAATGTTCCAGAATTAAAAAATCCATTTAAATTTCCAAATACTGATTATACATCAACAGCAACTACTTATATTGATAAGTCAACTAATGTATGTTCAGATGAAATGACTGAATTATCTTTATCAAATGTTAGACCATTTGCTATTAAGTTATTCATGTTTTTATCGCCAAATAATAGTTTGATAACATCTCGAATAGGTTATTTTGACGAACAATATGATTTGTATATGTTAATAGGCTCTGGTATAAATGAGTCTGAAAAGATTGCTCCTATATCAGAATTAAAATGTTTACATATATTTGAACTTCCTAAAGTAAATGTTAATTATTTCGAAATACAAAAAATATTTCCCGGAAAACTTTAGAATGTCAAATATTTTAATTAACTTTGTATACAAAATAAAACAATTATTATAATGGAAGAAAAATTAACTAATAACATATATGATTATGATAAAGTTGTACATGTAGTTGTAGAACTTATAAAATGGTGCGAAATGTTTGGTCATACTGATGAATCAGATACACCATTTTATAATACATATTATAGCTATATGTTAAGTTCACATAAAGAAGGATTGACAAAAATCGATACTGAAATGTCAGAACTTATCGCAAGATCTATGGATGTATATTATCATGTGTACCTTAAAGGTAAAGCAGATGTTTATATACAATCAGATAAAAAAGCATACAGCCATGGTATTTTGTTGAAACGATATATTTTGGCTGAACATATCTATAATAAATGGACCGATTATATAGAAGAAGATTATATAAAGGAAATTTATGAGATATTTCCTAATTGGTCTAATAATTATAGTTTTGATAATATTTTATTTTTGGTTGATCAATTACCGATTATTATAAATTCTATCAAACTTTTTGAATGTTCAGAATTTGATAATATGTTTGTAAGCGATGTAAAGAAAGATGCAAAAATATTGAAGGCTGTTCAAGAAGGCATTAATACTTTATATTCAGATTTACAAAACACTGTTAATATTTCAGCCAATTACAGTGAACGAACATTCGTTATTATTGGTTATAAAGACGAGTATTTAAATGATATTTTTAAAAGTATTGTTTCATATAATAAAGAACAAATTAAATCTAAGATAAAACCTGAAAATCTTATTAAGGATAATCGTATTATAAGTGATAAAACTTTTGCAACAAGATTCAAATCATTTTTACAAAATATTATTGTTAATGATGCAGCAAGTGATGAAGAACTTGAATATTTAAAAATGATTGCTGATAAACTATTACAATTTCAAATATATTCAGCAACAGAAGATGATGAAGTTAATTATTTAAATATGATATATTCTAAAGAAAAATAAACTATGGAATTTATAGATAGCAAACATAAATTTATACATAATGTAATATGCCAAGCAACATCTGATTTTAGTTTGGTTGGTAAGAATTTTTTGAAGGTTGATCAATTTCTTCCTACTTATAATGAACCAGAACGAGGTTATTATAATCTTCATATATTAATGCAATATTTGGATTGCTTATATCAGTTTGGTACAGCTGAAAATGATTCAACATTTACATTTCCGGCCGAAACATCTCATTTTTTTTATATAATTGATAAGTATTTTATATGTGCCAATTTATATGGCGAAGCATTATCAGATAATGAATATATTGAGATTATTAAAGATACATTTAATATAGTTAATATATACGATGATAATCTTACATATGATGATGTAATGATGATTATGCATTATGCACCCATTGTTATACTCAATGAAAAAGTATATGATGACGAATTTTTTAAAGATTTTAAAGTTCGTAAAGCAAATGATTCATTGAATATTTTTAATATTTTGCAAGAAGGATTAAAACAATTTAATCAATATTATAAAGATATAACCAATAAAAATTTAATTAACGTCGGCCACAGTGCAACCTCAGTTGATAATATTCAAAAATTAAAACAATCATATACTAATTATAAACATATCATATATGGTACTAAGGTAGATCTTGAAAATCCTATAAAGAACAATAAATTCGACCCTTATATATTACCTAATTTCGCATCAAGATTAAAAGAATTTTTTGATTATCTTGCAAAATCTGGTAAAGTCTGGAGCACAGATGAACTTGTGTATTTGAGGTATGGTGCACATGAATTATATAATTACTTAATTAATAACAGCAAATAAAAATTTCTTAATTATGGATAGCTACATTCCCTATTATGTAACATATCGTGCTAAATCAATTAAAACCAATAAATGGGTATATGGTGATTTGATTCATGGTAATTCAAAGAACCATTATCAGGATATGATTTATACCGAAGATTGCGAAATGGTACCAATCGATAGGCTCACGGTAACACAGTCAACATGTTTAACCGATATTAATGCACATAATATTTTTATTGGGGATTATGTGAAAATTCGGTGGGATGATCTTCCGTTATCAGAACAAATAGGTGATGGTACTGATACATATCATAATGTATATGGTATTATAGTTATTTGTAACTTTAAGATAAAATTAGAAGTTATCAGGTTCGATGATAAGGTACTTCCTGAAAAAATATATTTTGATATTATAGAAATTCCGAACTATGTTATGACTCGTACATATCAGGTAATCAATAATAATATTGATGATCCTATTTTCAAATCAAAAATTTTGGACGGAAAAGTTTCATAATTCAAATATTTTACTTATCTTTGTACCATAATTTAATATAATAATTATATGAAACAATATTGCTCTATTCACTGTTTTAATTATTCTGGTAACAAATGTCCTTATTGTGAAGCTGATAAAATCAACAGTTATATCAAGAAATATAATAAGGATACACCTATTATAGAAAAACCAGCGAAACATAATCATACAGAAAAAACTGAAGATATTTCAAATGAACCAGTTACTGATGATATGTTGAATGCATTGACAGCAAAATTTAATCATTGAACATTAAATGAAATTTCAAACATTAGAAGATATTAATAAGTCAGAGTTCCTCTTATATAAGTATATAAGAGGTTCTCATGCTTATGGGCTTAATACAGAAACATCTGATATAGATACAGGTGGCGTATTTTCATTACCATTGGATAATCTTATAGGCACCGGGTATGATTATGTAAGTCAAGTACAGGATAAAACACATGATAATGTATATTATGAACTTGGTAAGTTTATGTCATTGTTATGTTCAAGTAATCCAACGGTTCTTGAATCATTGTTTATACCTGATAAATGTGTTTTATATGAACACCCGGCAATGACTTTAATTAAATCATATAGAGATAAGTTTATAACCAAAAGATGTTTTCATGCATTTGGTGGTTATGCTATATCACAGATTAAAAAAGCCAGAGGTCTTAATAAGAAATGTGTGCAGCCTGTTATGACAGAAAGAAAAGATATTATGGATTTCTGTTATACTACATATAAACAAGGCTCTACTAATATTAAGAATTGGCTTGCTTATCGTAATCTAAAACAAGAGTATTGTGGATGTGTTAGTATTCCGAATATGCCTAATACATATGGTGTATATTATGATTGGAAAAGACATTTTAAAGAACATGATATGTTTGTAACAGTTGTACAAAAATATGATTGGGAACATGATCCTGAGATAATGAATAATACAGAAATGCGTAAACAATCATATTATGTTAAAAAACTTAAAGAACTTAATAATGGTGTAATGCCTGATAGAGATTCTGATAATCCAGAAATTCAATATTTGTATCATGGATTAGATATGTGTCGAGCACATGAATTTGATGTGATTGCCAGAGAAACTATATTTGATGGCGATATGTCATATATGTTTTATGATTATTACACAAAAATATTAGCATCTGATGATGTTGATTATAAAGGTATAATGAATGCTGATAAAACCAATAATGAAGTTAGATTATCATCTGTTAGTAAAGGTGAACGTCCTATTTGTATTATGACCTTTAATAGTCTTGCATATTCAGAGCATTGTGTACAATATAGAGAATATAAAGAATGGGAACAGAACCGTAATCCTCAAAGATATTTGAGTAATCTTAATAAGAATTATGATTCTAAGAATATGATGCATTCATTCCGACTTATTAAAATGTGTATTGAAATTGCACAAGGCAAAGGTTTTAACTGTGACCGAACTAATATTGATAGACAATTTCTATTGGATATTAAGAATCATAAATTTGAATATGATGAATTGATTAGTAAGTTGGAACAACTAAAAAATGAAATGGATGATGCAATTGAGAAATCTGATCTTCCAGATAATATAGACCAAGAATTCGTTAATCAACTATGTGTTGATGTGCGCAAAAAAATCTGGGAAACAAATAAAATTAAGTAGTTAAATTTTTTTAATTAAAATATTTTTCTTATTTTTGTATTGTAATTAAAAATAGACAATTATTATGAAATATGAATTAGTAAAAAATTTATTTTTTGAAGTTTTACATGCTAAAACTAAGCATCCTGATTATAAATGTTCTGCCTTAATGGGTAACATTAATATTGGAGATGTACTTATGCCTGCAACTAAATATACTTATATGCAAATATTTGATTTACTTGATTCCAAATATATGGATAAAGAATCAAATGTATATATTGCCATTAGAGATTTGGTTGCATATAAGTATACAAAGACTAAAGATATATTTGAATTAACTAAACCTATTTCATATGTTGATTTTATTTCTGGATATGAATCAATATATAAAGATTTAAACATGATGTCAGTAGCTTTAACAATTGATTATTTTTATAAAATATTGGAAAGCTATCAAGATATGGTTCAAGCTGATTTTATGATCACATGTCCAATTGGTAATACGATGAATAGGTTTATTTCAAATTTATATAGAATCAAATCTAATGTAATTGATATTCTTTCCAAAAATAAAATAGAAGAAACAGAACTTAGAGATGTAGATTTCGAAAATGAAGTGTTGAAACGTCCGCTTTTAATTCATTAATTAAACATAATAAACAATGAATTTACAACGTTCTGAAATATTGGCAACTCTTGTTCATTTAACAAAAGCAAAAGCTAAAAATGAAAATCTAACATTTGTAAAATTATCAGATATGTTAGATTTGCCTAAAGATTTTATAGAACTATCAATAGTTTTAGATTATCTATGGGATCTTGACGTTACACAAGATGATGAATATAGTATAAACAAAATGCTTTATTTGTTTAATACTATTATTTTCAAATATTGTTATTTTATTGAGTTAACTAAAAAAGATAATCCATCACAGGATCTTTCAATATATACATTCTTTAATATATTAGGTTGCTATTTTACTCCTGAAGAGGAGAATGTGTATGGTTTAGATAATATAAAAAATATTGCCAAGTTAATCGATTTATTGGTTGATAAGTTTAATGGCAAATTGGAAAAAATATTTGAAAAAGATTTGCTTGATAATGATGCTGCTATGTTTTTGGCTACCAAACTTGATGTAATGGTAATGAATACAAAAATTAATATAGCAGAACAAATTAAACAAGGATTACTTTAACATTAATTAGTTTTTATAATTCAAATATTTTTCTTATCTTTGTATTGTAATTAAAAAACATATAAGATATGACATCTGAACGATATAATAAAATTAAATCGGTTATTGAATCTCTATTTGATGAGATGAATAAAGCTGAACAAAAACATGAAGATACATACTTCACTGAGATTGCTGATAAGCTTTATGACCATACACCTGATAAGCATTTTATAGCTGTAGTTTTAGATACTATATATTATTGGGACATGTGTGATTTCATATGTAGTTTTGATATGGAATATGTTGCTGATATTATTGAACGATATTATGCGGCAGAACAATTATATGAAAAATATAATTATACATCAGACAATACTTATTTAGATACCTATAATGCATTAGATAAGGATAATGATTTTATTACATTCGACATGATTGAAACTATTTTCACTATCATTGAAATAATTCAACATGAGATTGAACATAGTTATGTGAAAAATGTTCAATATAAAATCATTGATAAATGGATATGGTATCGTGATCATCTGGATGTATGTAATGCATTTAAATTTATAGATTGTTGTGATAAGAATATATCTGTTAAAGAGATGTATAGTTCACCAGCCGTTAAGAATTTAATTGGTCATATCCGAAAATATTGGTTACAAAAATAAAATATTATTAAATATTTTAAGTTTAACTTTTTTAAAAATTAAAAATTATGTTAGTTCTTTTCACAGCTATTATAAATGTAATTATAACACTGATTGTATTACTTCTTCCTTATGGACTTATTGGATATGGTCTATTTGGTGTTACAAATCCATGGTTAGGCGCATTAGTTACAACAATTGGTTTCATTAGTATTGCAATGCTAAGACCTATTACTAATATCATTAAGGCATGGAAAGAAACTAATAAAGAATTTTTCGGGAAATAAACATTAATCATTATATATGAATTAGAATAAAGCAAACATTTATTTAATATGTAATCCAGAAACAGAATAGTTTAAAATAGGAATGACACGAACTGATCCTAATAAGCGATTAAAATAGTTACAAACTGGATGTGGAACATAGTTACATATTGTACATACTTACCAATGTGAATATCCATTTAGATTAGAATCTATCTTACATTAGAAATTTAAATTATATAAAACATCTGGTGAATGGTTTGCTTTACCAAGTAATGAAGTTATAGATTTCAAAAAGACTTGTCAATAGATTGATTCAAATATATTGTTATTAAAAGATAACGAATTTTTTAAGAAAGGTTTAAAATGATTTTTTCATGATTTTTTAATTTATTAAATTTTTAATTAAAATGGTCTCATTAAGGTTGTCTGCGAAGATAGCCTTAATTTTTTATAAATACCTATATAATAAAAATGTATCTATAATAATGGCAAAATATAATTTTAATATAGTAAATGAAGATTTTGATTTTGGTAAAGCAGCAAAATAGGCTAAGCGACGATTTGAAGATGAAGTTGATAATTCAATGAAAGAATCATTGTTTGCATTTATGTCACCTATGAATGTTGTTAAAGACATGTTTAAGGTTAAAGGATATTATGGTTTTAAAGAAGAATCTGTAAAATCAATAAACCGAAAGATATATTCTAATAATGTAAAAGATACTGAACATGGAACTATTAATACCATTAAAAAAACACTTGATAGAAATGATTGGAACCACATCCGTAAAGATTCTTGTAATTTATATTTTGCTGAAGAACGCATATTAACAGGCCAAAGAAATTCTGATATAACAAATGAAAATATTTTTAGATTATATTAGGATACTATAAAAAAAGCAAATAATGTAGCATTTCCTCGTATAGCAATATCATCAAAAGAACTTTTACGTAAATCAAATGAACAATGTTTGCCTATTGATTAGAGCAATGATTTAAAATCTTTTGTTGTAGATGTTATTAATTTTACACATTGGGATAGACCAACTTATTCATATGGTGTTGAATTATGGATTTCACCTGATAATGGCCTATTATTTTGTATATCAATGCAAGATGGTTATTATAGATGTTTCTTTGTATTAACAGGTATTGTTACATATGAATCAATAAAGTCAGATACAAAAGAAGTTAGTAAAGAAGATAAAAGAGATGAACTAACATTAAGAAGAGTTTGCAAATATTATAAAAGAGGAATACCTGATCATGCTATGTATGCAACTCGTATAGATGGCCATATGGTATTAACAACATAGTTTAAGTATAAGTATGAAGATAAAACATATCTTTTATCATGGCCTAAAGAAGTTGCAAGATTAACAGATGGACGTATGTTTAGAACAACATATGATGATCGTACTAAAGTTGTACCACCAGATTGGTATAATATTGAAGGAACTATATTAAGATGCTATAGAGCTGTAGATACAGTAAGTAATCCGGAAAACAATAATATCCCGGGATTACTTGCATGGTTTGATATTGTACCTGATAGTCTCGGTAGTGATACTGGCATTTGTAAAGTTTATATTACATTAACCGGTAATATTACATATGATAGTAAAACTGGAAGACCATTATATAATAATGTAACTAATTATGTATATTAAAAATTTTAGAATTTTTTAATATATAAAACTTGTTATAATTAAAACATAATTCTTATATTTGTACTATAATTAATAACTTAAATTAAAAATAATATAATATCATGTTTATTGGTTTCATCATTTATTTGATTGGTTGTGTAATTGCATTTGGTTTTGCATATACATTATATCGTAAAGATAGAGAAGAAATGCAAAACAATAAAAAGAAATATAATCCGGAAACTGGTTATGTTTATATAGCAACCTTTTGTTCTTGGTTAACAGTTGGTTTGATTTTATTTAATTATATAAAGTATAAAGAATGAATATATGTTAGATTATCAATTTTTTATGTTAGGTATTGTACAATCTGGTTTTGTATATTACTTACTTTTTAATAAAGGAAATAAACCTCCATATTGGCCGATATTTCTATCATGGATAGGTGTTGTAATTTACGTATTCCTTTGGATAACAAAATATAATGGAAAAGATTAATAAACTTTTCCATTTTTTATTACTATAATTAGTATGATTAAAGACGAATTTATATATCCTGATCCTATTGCAATATAGGCATCACACATAATATTTCTCGCTGATATACACTTTGGAGTTCGTTAGAATTCTGAAGAATGGCAATTAAATCATAAGGATTATTTTAATAATTTTTTTATACCAAAATTAAAAGAAATCAAGGAAAGTCTCCCAAAGAAATCACATCTTATTGTGTTTGTTCTTGGTGACATCTATGATAATAGAAAAGCAATTGATATTGGTGTATCTAATCTTGCTATTGATATATTTGATGAGATTAGACAAATATGCCCTTTATACTTAATGACGGGTAATCATGATTTAAGTAAGAAGACTAATAATGGTAATAATTCATTAAGGGCTTTTGCATTCAGAGATAATGTTGAACTTATATCTAAACCAACAGATCTTATTATATATGAAGGAAAATCTGATTTGGTTGAGCCATTAGCAAAAGTAATTGCAATTCCATATTTAGGTAATTCTTCAGATGAACTTAAAGCATTAGCAGATCATAATAAAGGTTGGGATTATGCTTTTATGCATACTGAAATAACCAATATGCAAATGGATAATGGTATGTCTATAATATCAGGTGTTAATCCAGATGCATTTGAAGGACAAATTATTGCAGGCCATATACATAAAAGACAAGAAACTAAAAAGGTTACATATGTTGGTAATCCATTTCAAATGAGCCGTGGTGATGTTAATAATGATAAAGGTTTATATCTTTTGGATTTGAAGAAAAAGAAAATGACCTTTATACAAAATGATTATTCACCTAAGTTTTAGAATATATTAATTGATTATTATATCAGTTTAAGTCTATCAGAACGTTAGGTATTAATGAATAATAATTATAATTTCATTATTATTGATGATACCAGACTTAATGAATTTAAGAAACGAATTGACATATATAATCTAAAAGAAGGAACTACAGCAAGATCTGCCAGACCTATTATTAATAGGTCGCACCAACTATTAGAATCAGAACTTGATATATCAGTAGGCCATCAAGAATCAACCATTGATGAATTAATAGTTGAATCAATAAAACAACTGGATAATATATCTGACGAAGACAAACAAAAGTTATTGTCATTAAATCAAGAATATTTCCGGGAAGCAACAACAAGTTTAAGTCATGAAGATTGAAAGTATTTCATTTAAAAATATATTTGCATATGGTGAAGATTTACAAACTGTAAATTATTCTGATAATGGTGAACTTATATTATTAAAAGGCGAATCAGGTGCTGGTAAAACAGCAGTTCTTAGTTTACCTTGTTTATTGTTATATGGACGTATAGAAAAAACACCTAAGAATTCTATAGCAAATCGAGTTAATAAAAATGGTTTTATACATGGTGAATTATCAGTATCTGGTCATAAGTATGTAATAGAAAGAGGCTTTTTACCTAATACATTAAAAGTATTTAAAGATGGTGTTGATATTGAAAATATTGGTATTAAGGATGCACAATCTTATATAGATACTGAAATTATTGATATACCTCAAGTGACATTTAATAATATGATTAGTATATCAATGAAAAAGTTTAAATCATTCTTAACAATGAGTCCTGCTGACCGAAAACAAATCATTGATAGAATATTTGACCTTGAAATTGTTAATGTAATGTATGAGGCTGTTAAGAAAGATGCTCGTGATCTTGGTAATCAAATTAATGCAGATAATACGGCAGTTTTCCAAATAACGAAAACATTAGCAAATGCACAACAAGAGTTACAAAGGATTGTATCAGGTATGCAACAATCTGAGGATAATCAGAAGATCAATGATAACCTATTAGAGATTGATAAGTATAATCAAAAGATAGCCGAAGAACAAGCTAATTATAATGGTTTATATCAACAGTATAATAAGATACAAAATGATATAAAGGAATATTCAAATCAGAAACAAACAGTCTTTCAGAATATAAAACAACTTAATGAAAAGATTAATTTGTTTAAGCAAGAAAGATGCCCGACTTGCGGAACACCATTTCAAACAGGCAATTTTGAAACCATTAAACAAAACCTGAATAAACTTTTGGTTCAACAAACCGAAATACAAAATAATTTAGATTTAAGTATTAAACAATCCCAACAATCTGGTATGGATATGTATACACAGTTAACCACTATATATCAGAGCATACAAGGATTTAATCAAAGTATACAGAAGTTAACTGCAGAAAACACAAAAATAAAAGCTGTTATGGAATCATCATCTGAATATACAGCAATACAAAAGATTATTGAGTCAACTGAATTACAAATGAACACTATAAAACAATCTATTAAAGAAAAGACTGATAAGATTGGTATGTTAGATTATCTGTTACAAATATATTCAGTTGATGGTGTTAAACAAAAAGTTATCAATAGTTATATTCCTATATTGAATAAAGAAATTGATGAAAACCTTGAGCTTTTGAATTTTCCATATCAATTAGAGTTTGATAGCAAATTTGAATCTTCATTAAAAGATATGGGATTAAAGGTACCAGTAGAAACATTATCAGATGGCGAAATGACTCGTGTTGATATTGTTGTTCTATGTTCTTTATTCAAATTATTAAAAATGCGATACCCAAGTATTAATATATTATCAATAGATGAACTCGTTTCTTTTTTGGATGTTAATAATTCACAGATACTTCTCAAATTCTTAAAAGTCTTTGCCACTGAACTTAAACTTAATATATTTGTAGTTAGTCATGTTAATATAGATACAGAATACTTTGATAGATGTATCGAAGTTACTCGTGGTGTGAATGGCTTTTCACATTTAAGTGAAGAAAATATGTTGGCATAAAAATATTTTTAAAATTTTTTCCATTTTTTATAAACATTGTTAGGTTTGTATGTTATAATAATTAAAGCAATTAATTAGGAACATATAAACCTAATATTTTTATAAACTAAATTAAAAATAACATATTATGAAAACTTTGTTTATTATAAATGATGAAGGTTATCATCAATCAGCTAAAATTGTGGATAAACTATTGCATCGTATTGATAATGCAATTAAAGATGCTGTTGTTAAATTTGATATTGTTGAAGATTATAGAGATGACAATATATACAAAGAATTTAAGGATGCATCTATGGATGATGATTATGATGTATATATTTTGAACTTTGTACATTATAAAGATGATTATGATAATATTACTAAAGTGTTGAAAACTTTTGGATATAATCAAAATACTACATCTATTATTATGTTGAAATATTCAGATATTGAAAAGTATAAAAAACAAATTGATGATTATATAACCGGTGCAATTAATCCTATGGATATAGAATTTTAAAAATAAAACAGATTATAGAATATGAAAGTTTATATTATTGAAGGACCTGATAATACAGGTAAAAGCACACTTTGTGAAGGTATTAAGAAATATTATCTTAAGAATGGTGTAACGGAAGCAAATATTAATACATTGCATTTTTCAACACCAGAAGGTGTAAACAATGAAGAAAAAGCTGCAAATGCTGATAAAGAGTATAAGAATACAGCTAAGTATATTGTAAGTAATAAAGACCGATATGATGTATTGATTCTTGATCGTTCTTGGTATGGTGAATATGTATATGGACAAATTTATCGTAATCGTACATCAGATAATGTTGCCCAAATGATTCGTGGTGTAGAAGATATTCTTATTAATAATTTGGATTCTGAAGATATTAAGTTAGTTATAACAAGCTCAGATGATATTGAATTTGTAATTAACCATGAAGATGGTAAGTCACTGTCTAAAGTTGATAAAGATTTGTTAACTGATGAATTCCAAAAATTTGATGAAATTCTGGATAATGTAACAGGTCTTAGTAATATTACTAAACTAACAGTTAATAAACCTGGATCAACATCTGAATTTGAAGATATTAATATTCTTCTAAACAATATACTTTAATTAAACTATAATTTATATAAGAAAATGAGCCAACAATATCAATATATATTGAATAATCGATATTTGGATATTTTTGATGATATTATATACGATGTTATATATCCATATTTTAAGGATCAAACAGATTGTGTAGATTCTCATGACATAGACAAAAATCTGTTTATTGATTTCTTTAAAAATAATCTTAAAGATGAATATAAAATAAAGGATATTGATACATTATATGATATAAATGAGCCTTGTATAATGGTATGTGCTGAAAGTTATAAGAAAGATAATCAAGATATTCCATATCATATTACAATATATTCAGTTAATACACATGATTATTGTATGATTTCAATACAGGATAAAGATGATTATACAGTAGAATGCGAACGTTCAATGTCAGATTTTAATACTATTGAAATTTCGAATGTAATTAATTTATATAAAGCAACAAATAATGGTACATTTGGAATAAGTCAAGGTAATCATTCTTATCCAATAAAGTGTGATTTTTATGGCCCATTTTCTATTGAATTTAAAGATAAATTATTTTTCCTAAAAGATAAAGATGAATAACATAGCTGATATTAAATCCATACTTAAATAGAAGTACAAAAATAATGAATTTCGTATAACTAAAGCTGGTATAAAAACTGTTGAAATTCAAGGTGCTTAGTTTATATGTGATGAAGATTATATACTTAGAGAACCTAATTATGATTATGCAGCCAGAGAAGTTGAATGGTATCTTGGTCAATCATTATATGTAAAAGATATACCGGGTAAAACACCTGCTATATGGGAACAGTGCTCAGATGATAATGGTAAGATTAATTCTAACTATGGTTGGATGATATTTTCAGAAGAAAATGGTTCTCAATATGAACATTGTATCAATGCACTTGTAAAAGATCAAGCAACCAGAAATGGTACTATGATTTATAATAGACCAAGTATGCATACAGATGCATATGCAAATAACATGCATGATTTCTGTTGTACATTTTCAGTCCAATGTTTCTTAAATGAAAATATAGATGGCACATTTGATTTGAATTATATTGTATATCAAAGAAGTTGTGATGCTGTATTTGGCTTTAATAATGATTTGTATTGGCATAAGTATGTACAAAATAAAATGGTTGAGGATCTTTCTAAACTACTAAATACAACAATTAATAAAACACCTATATTATATCATTGTGGATCTTTACATGTTTATGAACGTCATTTCAAATATTTGGAAGACTAATTTCAGACATTTAGATAAATAATGCATATAATATAAAGAAAGAGAATAATAAGAAATTAAGTTTAAATTAAAAGTTTTATAAAGAATTAAAGTAATAAAAGTTTTTTAAGTTAAATTTAAGTTATTAAAATAAAAACGTTAAAGTAAATTAAAGATTTAAAATGAGTAACAGTTTATTGAGTGATTTTTTTAATCCAGTAACAAAGACAGAGAACATTGAAAGTGGTAATTCTATTGAATTTAAACCATCACCTAAAAAGGGTCAAAACGGTGTATTTGATGCAATTATTCGTTTTTTGCCTAATCCTATTGATCCTAACAACAAGTCAATTATCAGCAAGTATTCTTGCTATATGACACACCCTCGTACTAATGAAAAGCGAGAAATTGATTGTCCTTCAAGTATTGGTCAACAATCAATTCTTTCACAAACATTCTTTTCACTTCGTAATTCACCCAATCCTATCCTTAAAGAAAATGCTAATCAATTTAGTCGTAAACAACGATTTAGCACCATTATTCAAGTATTGAATTCTAAATCACAACCTAATCTTAATGGTAAAATCCTTGTATGGCGATTTGGATATAAGGTATATGAAAAGATTCAAGCTGAAATGAATCCCCCTATTGGTGAACCTAAGAATCCGTTTAATATGATTACAGGTCGGCCTTTCTTGGTACGTGTAAAAGAAGTTGGTGGTTTCCCTAATTATGATAGTTGCCAATTTTTTGATTTGGATATTAATCAATCAGGTTTTCAAATTCAGGTCCCTAATGCAACAGGTCAATTGGTTACTCAAGTTGTAACACCTCAATTGATTGCAACAGCCGAAGGTCAACAAGCAGTTTTGGAATATCTTCAAAAGAATGCACCTGATATGTCAGCATATGAATTCCATCCTTGGACTGAATCTGATACTCAATTTGTAAATGAATGTGTTCAAATCTACTCTGATCCTACACAATCTGTTACAGCTGCTACTCAACGAACATATGGTCAAGCACAAGCAATGCCTCAAAATGTTGCAACTCCTATGGGAATGCAATTTCCAACAGGCCAACCTATGATGCAAACACCTCAACAAGCACCTGTAAATACAGCTGCACCCGGTATGGGTCTTGATCCTACAATGGGATTTAATAATCCTGGTACAATGCAAATGCCACAAGCACCCCAACCTGCTGCACAACAACCTTTGAATGTTGGTGGTTTCACTTCTGAACTTCCCGAAGGTTTGAATGATGTTCTAAATGCTGGTGCACCCAGTCAGCCTACAGCTCCTGCAAGTGCTCCTACAATGGGACTTAATTTGAATGATGTATTGGCCGGTCAAATGATTTAATTTGATTTTTTCATAATTACTATGTTCTGAAAATAATTTTTTCATAATTTGTTTTATTTTAGGTGGATGTTTTTTCAAACATTCACCTTTTTTATTCTATAATAAGTAAGATGGTTAACGAAAATCAAATAAGCATAAACATAGATACAAATTCATTGACAGCTGCACCTGCTAATATAGATGAATGTAGACAATTATTAAGTAATGAATTACAACCAATACTTAATAAGGTATTTTATGATAATGCATATAAACAACAAATTCATCAGAAGAAAGAATCTATAAATTTTGCATGTCCATTTTGTAGAGATTCTGCATCTTCTAATACTAAGAAAAGAGCGCATTTAATTTTAGCAGGTAGATATGCCGGTTATTTTAAATGTTTCAATTGTGGAACTTCAATGAAGTTTAATAAATTCTTTAATGAATTTGATCATACATTACCATTAAATGTAGTTAATGGAATAAAACAAATAGAAGATACATCCACACTTAGTACATCATTTGGTTATCAAAATAACAATTTAACATCTGAGGTTATTAATAGCGAAGATTGTAAACAATATGCAATAACCAGAGATACATTAAAAGCATTATTGCAATTGCAGGAAATATCACCATTGTATACACCTGATGCCTATAAGTATCTTTCAAACAGATGTCAAACAGATATGTCAAAATTTTTGTATAATGCAGAATATAAACAAATATTTCTGTTGAATATGATTGATTATAATCTTATATTAGGTATACAGATGAGAGATATATCAGGTAAAGCAACTGTTAAATATAAGACATTAACATGTTCAAAGATACATCAATTAGTATTACAAGATAATATAAATGTACCAGAATATGTTGAACAATTATCAACAGTATTCAATATTTTTAATGTTAATATCTATCAACCTATTATAGTAACAGAAGGTGCATTTGATGCTTATCTATTACCTAATTGTATTGCAACATCTGGAGCTAATAAGAATTTTGGAGTAGAATTACCATTTTGGTATTTGTATGATTCAGACCCAACAGGTACAGAGCATGCAATAAAAATGTTAAGGTCAGGTTATAAGGTATTCTTATGGAAGAAGCTTAAAAGAGACCTTGGTTTGCCTAATAGAAAGAAATGGGATGTAACAGATGTTTATATTTGGTTAAGAAATAACAATAAGTATCCTAAAATAAATTGGAGATTATATTTCTCTGAAAGTCCATTAGATGGATTGAATATATAATAAAGAATTTTAAAATTTTATAGCTATAAATTAAAAATATGAGTAAAGATTATTACAATAATTTGTTTTCAAAAATACTGGAACAATTTGGTGAAGATATATTTAGCCCAATTTGTGATACAGATGATGAACAACAAACTTGTGAAAAATGTGATTGTAAATGCGATGAAAAATGTTCATGCAACAAATCAGATAAGGAAGATACAAAAGATACACAGGAACAAAAATTAGATGATAATACAATCGTTATAACAGACATTGATGATATTGCTGATATTGCAAGTAAATTCCTTAAAGATATTATTGGTAGTAAATCAACAGATAAAGATGCTAAATTAACAGATTTAATTTCTGGGGCTTTACATAATTTATGTGAGAGTATGCCAGATGCTTATGGTAAGAAAACTAATGTTGTAAAAGATGAAATTGAAAAAACACAATCAGAAACAGAACCTTGTGTACTTAAAGTAGATTGTTCTGATAAAGTAACTAATGATTGCACACCATGTGATAATTGTGAAGGATCTAATGTAGAGCCAGCAAAATCAAAAGATTCAGAAATTAAACCTAAAGTACCAGGTTATCATAAATTGTTTGAAGATGAAATTAAAAAATTTGAGGAAGCAATTGATGATTATAAAGATGAAGTAAAACATAAAAAAGATCATATTAAAGATTCTGAAAATAATTATCAATTTATTGGCGAAACTATTAGAGTTATTACATCTGATCCTATTAGTTATACAGCAGTTTATATTCAATATAAGATTAAACAACTATTCCAAGATTTTATATCAGATACTTTAAAAACCGGATATAAAATATATCCAAATAAAGAATATTCTGTTAAACGACATGAACAGCTTTGGACTGTTGAAATACCAATGGATTTTTGTGTTCATGAATGTATATATGATTTTGACCAAAACACATTTGATATGCAAATGGATAATTTCTTTTGGCAATATGGTTTTACTATGATTGATTGGTTATCATCATATCATAATATTAAATTCATTATTAAATTAAAATAAAACATCTTATGAATTTTTTAATTATTTGCATTCTAATAATTGCATTTATATTTGTTATACATTTTATTGGTTTGTATATATCTTATAAGATAAGACGAAAATATAATTATCAAGAACAATATTATTATAAACGTACCAATAAGTATGAATATGGTTTTATTGATTATGTCAATATACTATTCAGCTATACACATAAAACCAATAATAGCATATCAATTTATAATTATGATTATGCAAAATCTATTATGATTCAATATGCCGGTTTATGTTTTGTATATAAATGGGGGCATAAAGGTATAGATGCTGAATATTCTTATGAATTACAATATGGTCTATATAGTTTTGATAATAAAAAATGGTGGGATACTATATGGTTTGGCAAACATATGTATAATAATCCATTTAGGCCAATGCATTTTTCTGGGTGTTATTATTATGATAAGATTAATGGTAAATTAATCAAAAGAACTGAACAATTTGAGTTTGAAAAAATACCATTTGTAAGAAAAGATACAGATACTTATTATAATAGTGCAAATGGTGAAAAACAATCAGTTAATAGAATATTGTGGTATATCGAAGAACGCCGTTGGGAAGTTGGTGCATTACATTATATTGGTTTAGGCAAATTATTTAGAAAAGTATCTGTTGATTTAACATTTGATACGGATAGTGCACTCGGTACAAATAGAGATACATGGAAAGGGGGCGTAATGGGTGCTAGTATTAATTTAAATAATGACCATAAAAAAGCATATAAATTATATAAAGAAGCATTAAAATATCATGGATTTGAAGTTTTACAATTTAACCAAGAAATTGATATTATAATTGATAATTTCATGTATAATGATCGTAAGTATTAAAAGTATAAATTGTCATATTACATATTGAATAACAATAGGATAGAACTTTTTATGATTCTATCCTTTCTTTTTATTTTATTTTGTAAAGTCTTGTAATAAATAATTTAAATAATTACGTACGAAAGTATATATTTAAACATTATAATAAAAATATTTGAAATATGGCAACAAGTACATTTGATTTCTTATCGATAAAGGCCGCTGGTGTTTATACACAAGAAATTGATAACTCTACCAGAACTACAGTTTCAACAAGTGCACTTAGATTAGTTCCAGGTTTCTCTGTAAAGGGTCCGTTCAATCGTCCAGTGTGGTTGGAAAATAATAAAGATAGAGTTTCGATTTTTGGTGATGTAGATACTAAGATGGAACATAAAGGTTGTTTCTTCAACCGTATGCTTAGAACATCTTTATCAACCGGTCCTGTTATCGCTTTGAACCTTTTAAATACAGACGATACATATTCTGGTCCTGACCAAGTAAACTATGCAGCTTTATCTTTGGATGCAGCAACACCTAATCCTGCTGTTTTAACAAGTAAGAAATATGGTGAATATAATTATACAGCTGATAATGATGCAGTCATTTATGGTGAAGACGTTGATACTGATATGATTCCTTATGTTGGTAATTCACCATTTGCATCTATGTATAACCGTTCGCGTTTCTGGATTCCTGATAAAGACCTATTAACAAGTGTAGCTGCTCGTGGTACAAATTCTGCTGATTATACAACAGGTGCTGGATCATTTGAACATTCTAACTTACTTAACTTTGCTAATGTAGGTACTGAAGAGTTTTCAATTTTGGTTTTCAAAGCTGAAAATATTATAGGTTATGATATTACTGCTGAATCTTGGTATGGTGGTGTAACAAATATTCCATTTGGTTGGATTCGTCCTTCTGATTATATTTCTGACTACTTTATTCAAATTGTGGCAGTAAAAGGTAACTGGTCTAATTATCCAGTATTAGCAACTGATCCTATTTGGAAAGCATACTTTAATACAAATGGCCTTATTAAGTCTAAACTTAATAACTTTATGAATGCCGATGGTGTAACAATGCTTGGCACATGGACCGGGTGTATTATTCCAGATTTCCTTAATAAACAAGGTGATAACATGTTTATTGAAACTAAGGTTAATGCACAAACAGAAAAGACTGGTATTTTAATGTCTTTGAATACTGATGCATTGCATGTATTAACTGGTGACTATACTGGTATTGATAATGATGGTTCAGACCTTGATAATGTTGGACAATTTACATGGGGTATTGATATTGATGGCGACCATGAAATTGACTCTATAAATGGGGAAACTGCTTCATCTTATATTGTTGATATGGTTGGTCATGGCCTATATACAGAAGATGACATGTATGAAGCATCAATTAATTACGAGTTTATTACAGCATCATATGATGCACATGAATTATCATTTACAACTGGCAGCGGTAAAGATACTAAAGTATATGATAACGTTCATACCATTATTGGTTCTGAGGTTATTGAAAATCCAACAAAAACACTTTTGGTTCTTTTACAAGCTGATGGCAATTCATTTGATGCTAAGTTTACATATACTAAAACAGAAACAAAAGAAGTTCAAGTTACAGATACATTAACAGGCGAAGTAACAACTGAACAAGAAACAGTTGAAACTATTGCAACATATCCAACCGATGAACATGGCTATGCAACTGGTATATATCTACCTAAAGATTTCTTTAAATTAACAGCTGTATCAGAAACAGAAGTGTCAGATGTAAAAGGTAATAGAGCAAATAATAAATTTGTAAAATCAACATTTACGAATGTTGTAGGTAGTGTTGCTTATTTGTTAAGTGTTGAACAAGAAGAAAATGCAGATGGAGAACTTGAAAATAAATCAGTGTTTACAGCTGTTGATGTAACAAATGTACAAGTTGATTTCTACGATATTGATGAAGAAGGTGGTAAAGTTGGTACTCAAGATATTATTGAAAATAAAGATGATGAATATACAGCTCGATTAACATTCAATATTAATGGTACAACATATCTTGCTTATTTTACTTATAATCTTGTTGAAGTTAACGGTTATAAACGTGTATATAATATGAAGCCTGGCTGTGAATACGATGATGCTATTATAACATCAACAGTATCAGCTGTTTCATTTACATCAAATGAACTAAAACAATATATTGATTTAGATACAACAAGTAATACAGAAGAAGGTAGTACCGAAGTCGCAATTCATACTGGTAATAATCCAGATCCAGATGGTAGTCAAGAAGTTCCTGAACTTGCATATATTTTACGTCCAACTGGCTTAAAAGATGATCGTGATAATACAAAGAATAAGATAAAATCTATTGGTTTCTTATCATATTATTATACAGAAGATACTACAGATACAAGTGCTGATGATGATACCAAACTATTATTACCTGTAACTACAGCATATTTGTTTAATGATTCAAGTATATGGGCTGATGAAGCACCAGTATCAGAAGTTGTACAAAATATGTTTATTGTATTAGATGGTGATCAATGGGATAATATTAAAGTAGGTTCATATGTAAGAAATGCTGCATTTTATAATGAAGAAGGCGTTGCTAATGAGCTTCAATTAATTCCTGGTTTAACAAGAGTTATTTCTAAGAGATTTGTTCCTGTTGATAAAGCCGGTCAAGCAACATATAAAGGTAAAGTATATCAAACAACATTAACAGTTGATGATCTTAGTACATCTCGTGCAGGTGCAACTGGTTTCTATTTGTATACAACAATTGATCCTATTCTTATTGAAGATATTGTTTCTTCAACTGGTGAAAATTCAAGAGGCATATATAGACAACTTCCATTAACTGATAGCAATATTTCTAAGGTTCTTAGATTTATTCCATTAAAAGGTTTGAAGATTACATCTCGTCATAAACCTGGTTATGATTTGGATGGTAATATTAGCATTGAAGATGGTATTGAAAAGATTTATTCTGTACTTGAAGATTCTGGTGTACGTCGTGGTCTTTGCAATCCTACAATGGTTGATTTCCGTTATATTGTAGATACAATGAGTTATGGTCTTGAATCTGGTCTTGGTGGCAAAAAATATCTTTCTGAACTTGCACAAGATAAAGCTTCTACACTTGCTGTATTGAACTTACCATCTGCTAAACAATTTGCAGTTTCAAGTAATCCATATTTCTGTGATTCTTATATTACTGGTGTTGAAATTAGACCTTCATTTGACACTAAATATATTCCGGATGGTGGTAATACTGAAATGGGTTCTTCACGAATCTTTAGTTTGCCTGATGAAGATTCTGGTTCTAAATATGCTGCTGCATTCTGGCCTAATTTGATTTACACTGAAGGCGGCCGTAAGATTTCGGTTCCACCTGCTGCTGATGTAACTAATGTATTAGCAAGCAAATTCACTGGTGTAAATAGTCCTTATGCTATTAACGCAAACCAAAATGGTATTATTAAAAATAGTTATGTATCAGGTCTTGAATATGATGCAGATACAACTGATAGAGGTTATCTTGAGCCATTTGGTGTTAATACAATTATTAAGGAAAATGGTTAGATTATGATTTATGGTAACCAAACATGTTATCAAACAGTTAAATCAGATCTTAACAAGTTACATGTTCGTGAAACATTGAATACTATTGAGATTGAGTGTAATGCAATTCTTAAACAATTTAACTTCAAATATAATACAGCTGATACTCGTGCAGCAATTATTCAAATATTGACACCTGTATTATCAGTTATTCAAACATCTGGTGCTATTGATAGTTACACAATCACTTGTGATGAAACTAACAATACGGCTGAAATTATTGAAAACGATTTTGGTATTGTTGATATTGGCGTTACCTTTAATCATGGTATGGAAAAAATTCTTACCAGAATTACAATTAACCGATATAGCTCAGATTCTGATTCTGATTCTGAATAATATATTGAGTTTGCCTAACTCAAATAATTGGATAATGTTAAATAATGCGAAATCCTGTATTAATTTACAGGATTTCTTTTTTATATCAATTATTTTTCGTATCTTTGTAATACGAATTAATAAAATTATATAATATGAATTTTACAGATCTAAGATGGCAGATTAGTTGTAGAGACAACATGATTTCTCGTGGTTATTCAAAAGATGACTATAATGCTGTTATATATAGTAATCATTATATGTCATCTGAAATAGACAAATTTTCTGATAATATTAATAAGGTTTTAAGTCAATATAATGAATACCAACAGAAATTCATTAATGATTGTTTATCTAAGATGAATGGTTATGGATATAATAACTATTTTTCTTATAAAAGAATTGCGGAATGTTGTCCTGAAAAACCTATTAATAATCTATATGATTATATTAAATATCTGGAAAATCGTGGATATACATTAGATAAAATTGAATATTGCCAAGATTATATTTTAGGATTACCAGAATATGATGTATATTGTCCACAATATATTCATATGAAATATAAGAATGGATCTAAAATTGTTATATCTATACATTTGACATGTGATGAAGTATTCAGTATATCAGATGAAAATAATATATATACATTTAATGATTTAGGATCTTCTATTAATAATAGACGATTTGAATTTTCTGATATAAAATATTTTGATGTTAATTTTCCATATTATCCTGAATTAATTGGCACTAATAATTTTAACATATATGGTGCAAAATATCCTTGGGAAATGTCCATTATTCTATTGGATTATTTTGAAGATTGTATTGCATATACTAATCGATATATGGTGAAATGCCAAAATATAGTTAATTATATTAATAATGAAATTCTACCTATATTAAAAGAAAAAGGATATGATTATGAAGTTTCATCATTTAATTCAAGTAATGGTGTTTATATAGTAAAAGATACTGAATGGGGTAAGAATATATTTGATATTACCTTATATTCAGAAAAAACAGATAATCGTATTTGTTTTTCACTATCTAAGTTATCTATGAGTCCTAAATTGTTTGTATCTAATCATGTTAATATAATGACAGAATGCCATAGATTAGAAGATGTATTTGTTGATGATTTAACAACAGACGAAATTATTGAGCTTATTGATACATGTAATAATATAAACAATAATAACAAAGATAAAAGTGTATATGGTGCAAAAGCACAAATTGTACGATTATATAATCTTATAAAAAAGAATCCAAATGACAAAGATTTATTAGATATGAAATTGGTGAAAGATATGCCTAATAAATGTAAAGAATATGTGAATGATCCAGAAATTGGTATATTTGTTGATTATGTTCTAAAATGGATTAATAAGGTTATTCCAAAAATAGTGAATAATAAAGTAACTAAAAAGAGCAAATAATTGTTAATTATAACTACCTGTAAATTCTTAATTTACAGGTATTTTTTATGCCTTTATTGAATAAATAATAAAACTGAAATAATAAAGTAATGAAATATATAAGAAGATATAGTACATAGAATGACTATATAACAGACTTTTTAGAGTTAAGAGATCTGCCTATTCATTTATCATTAGTAGATGATGAAGATAATATGATAGGTGGAGATGAACAAAAAAAATGGTTTTTATGAAAACAAAAACATCTGATGCATGGCCAGGTGATGTTTTATGTTGGAATAAATCAACTAATGATTGGGAAGTATATCATGTAACAGAAAGAATTACATCAGAAGAATTTGAAGAAGATGGTTATACATGGACAGAAACTACATTAAAAGAAAAGTTTGATTCTTGGGATAACAATTTAGTTCCAGATGCAGTTTGTGTAATTCCTGCATGTCATACTGATAATAATAAGGCTAGATGGCTGTCATTAAATGAAATTAAAAAATCTGGTGGGTATAATTGGTCTAACGTGTGTAATTTAGTAAATGATCTGTTATGTTATAATTATATAGCAAGAACATCAATTAATAATATAACACAATATAATACAGCTAACGATTATTCATCAGAATATTCATCATATATACCATATGAAACAATTAATGTTGATAATAGTGTGAACAATAAGAACTGTAGTATATCTGGTGGTTGGACAATATTATCACAAAAAACAAAATATGATCCAATTGGAAAATATGAAATATATTATTGTACATCTGATACTGAAATGGTATCAACACCAACATTATATAAAAATGATGAATATTTAATTAAACATGAAGATTGTTTTAAGTATTTTAGTGAATATAATAATGTATTACGAGATATAAATGGCCAGCAGAATACCAATATATTAATTGCAAATGGAATAGATAATTTCCCGGCTGCTAAAGCATGTGTTGAATATTCAACCACATATAGTCCTGCTGGTACATGGTACTTACCAGCAGCTGGTGAACTTGCATATTTCATGTCAAAATTTACAACCATATAGCATACATTATATATGTTATCTCAAACAAATACATCATGGGGTATAAATGTCGTAACAAAAGATAATAACTATTGGTCATCATCTCAACTTAGTATAAATCATGCATGGTGTATATGTCCAGATGGTGAATATAAAAGTGCTATTATTGGTATATCAAAAAATACTGGGAATTATATGTATACATGTCTTAGACCTTTTAAACAACTTTAATTTTTCTAATATAAATAACTTATAATTTTATATTTTTAATATAATGGATCCAAAGAATAAGAAAATACGACAAATATATCAAGGTGGACCAACAGTTAATACTGTTAATGCTGATGATATATTTGGTGCATCAGATAATTTTGAAGACAATTACCAAGATTTTGATGATTTATATTCATCAGTTCAAGATGGTACAGATACATTTGAAAGTTTTGATATTGAGCCAAATCCAAATAGCACTTTAGATGATGAAAATCTTCGTATAGAATCTATTCGTCAAGCAACTAATATTGCAAAATTACTTACTAATGTAACAGTTGCTGATATTTTAAAAATCGCAGATTCAATTTATAATTATCTGAAGTAAATAATTAAATATAAGTTACTAAAGTTATGAAATATAATAGAATTAATAGATTTAATACCAACATTAATAAACCAAAAAGAATAAAGGTTATTAATGAAGATAGCGACTTTATTGATGAAGATGATGAGTTTATTGATGAGGATGACTTCAATGAGTCTTTGAATGAGGCGGATGGTGATAGTGATAATAATGAACCTGAACCACCTATGGATGAACAAAAGCTTAAAATTGAAGCTTTAAAGCTTGCTACTAATGTTGGTAAGTTAATGAATAATGTCACACCAGAAGATATTGTTAAAATTGCTGGTATGCTTGCAGAATTTATAAGAAATAATCAAGATGGTAATATAAATGATAATGCAACAGATGAGTTTAATGATAACTCAGAAGAGAATGAATCAAATGTACAAACAATTGATTCTGATGAAGACTTTGCATAATCATTTTTGAAGATATGTTGCATAATAATATGCGAAAAAGGTTGGAGCACCTCGCGGTGTTTGATATTACTTGTTAAGGGCGCCTGCCAAAGTGCGGGAAAGGACTTAGCTGCATTTATTGACGTGTGAGCCTTTGGGCCGGTGATGGTCGGAGCTGGTGACTGCCGAGGAGGAGCCCAGTGTTGATGAATTTGGAGCTAATGGACCGGGAAATCTGCGATGCAACAACGTATAAAAAAGACTGATGACTAAAAATCACCAGTCTTTTCCTTTTGTATGGTTGAAGTCTCAACCCTTAGTTTAAGATTAAACCATTTGTTTACTTAGACTTTTTGACAGCTTTTCGAGCTTTATAACCGTTATTGTTTCGCTGATCTTGATTAGGCACTTGTCGTTTAACAACAATTCTTGTCAACCATCCATTAGGATCTGCAGATTTGTCGACAGCATCCTTAGCAAGTTCTTCGATGAACTCAGGTTCATTATTACGAAGATAGTTAAGGATTGACAAATTAATGTCATAATCCATTGTGTTGAATTGATGACTTACTTCCACGAATTTAACCTTACGGTCACGGTCAACCACAACATATGTGGGCCAACCACCATGCATTGCTGCGCCTACCAAAAGGCCATATTCACCAGTATCTTCAAATTTTACATATTTGCCAGCTGCATTCTTTACTGCATACTGTGCATCTTTTTTTGCATTGTCAAGCGGTGTTTTTGCTTGGAATGCAGGTTTTGATGGTGTTGCTGTGTTTCGAGCATTAAAGCTGTTGAAACGGCTGTTTTGCTTGTTAGCTGTCGGGCGAGAATTCTTATTTGTTTCCATGTCTTTAAAATTTTATTATGTTATTTTTAATTTAGTTTATATACTTTCTTAATAATATGTCGGATACTTATCAGATGATTCGATTATAACATCATCTATCTTAATATTAACAGATGATAATTGTGATCCACTTCCATAATCACCATCATATTTCAATTCAACTGACATATTATCTTTTAGATATTCTTTAATATATCGTTTCAAAAATTGTTCATTTAATACTTTCCAATTGTCATATGATGCATTAAAATGATCAAGTTTTTTATGCAGATTTTCATTCTCTATTTCCAAATCTTTATATGTTTGTTTCATATCATCGATTTTTTCATATAGAGTATGAATTTCATTACGAAGTTCTTGTTTAGTTTCCATAAAGTTCAATTTAATATTTTATTTCGATTCTTAATTACAATACAAAGATAAGCATTATTTTTGAATTATGAAAACTTTCAACAAATAAAATTTAAGATTTAATAGTTTTTAACAATTTACTTTCTCTACCAATATGGCAAACTTTGATTATATTTCTATTGCATATTATTGCTATACATAGAATTATTGTTATTACCTATTTGACTATATGTATTCTATTGATATTGTAATGGTCTATTAAAACTTTGATTAGCCATTGAAAAGAATCTTGAAAATTCTTCATCAGATACAGTCGGTTCTGTTTCAACATAAGTCTATAACATATATCTTAATTTTTCTATTTTTGGTGTGCTTGGTTGTTGTTCTAACCATTCTTCACACCATTGTTGAAATAATTCCTATTCATTGGCAATACTTACAAATAGACAAGTCACTGATATATCATCATGTATACATGTACCTTGATATTTGCCTTTCGCATTTTTACCAAATTGTTGTAACTGATGTAATGATGATATATTCTAATGGTCATCATCATTCTATTGAATAACTATCTATAAATTATCCATCATTTTGGCGCCTAATTCACAATAGTAATTTTTGCCTTTGGAACCACCAACAGTTTTAAATCCATAGTTTAGTTTATTAGCATCACCTCTTGGAGTCTTTATAAGAACTAAATCATAAAATCCAGGATGTGTTTTAAACTTATTAATCCAGTTTTTACCATTGAAGTTCATTTCTACTAATACCCTTACATTATCAATATCACGATAACCAGTTTTGAATACTTGGAATGCAAGTTGTTTACAAGCATCTGCACATTCTTCTTCATCTTTATAATTATCCATATAAAGACCAACTTGTCTATAACTCATTATATCCTGAATTTTGACAGTGTTTGAACCTTGCTGAAATTTCTTTTTTACCCTATTAGGTGATATTGTACTTAATTCAAATATATTAATAATATTATAGTCTGCATCTTTCTTATTAGCTGAGCCTTGCTCAATGCCTTCAGCTGTATCTATAACAAATAAGAAATGTTTGGTTAACATGTCCTAATATGTTAAATTACCGGGATCAAAATCAGGATGCCAAATTATTTTATCTGATATTGATTTAGGTACACCATATAATTCTCTGGATACAAATTTCTTTTTTATTCTATTAGTATAATTAATATAATATGCAGAAACTAATCGAGTAGTTGAACTTTCAAATGACAAACCATATTCTCGATTAAACATTTCATCACCTAAATCAAGTCGCTAAGCAGCCTCCCATTCTTTATCTCTACCCGGGACTTCCCACCAATCCACTCGAGTATTAATAAAATGATTAGTACCGTTTATAGATCCTTCATATAGATTATAGAATAGATTACCTTTACCACGGGGTGTACTGGACATAATAATCTATGCACCACGAAATGATGACATAGTAGGATAGATAGATGCCCAGAATTCATTAATAATATTAGGAGCAATAACAGCAGCCTCATCCACATATAATAATTGTAAAGAATCACCAGTTGCCGGAGTTTTTGATGTAGCAGCACATTTTAAAAAGCAGCCATTCTCCAACTATAATTGTACCTTAGATAACCTGACTATACCTGGTTTTAAAAAGAATGGTAATCCTTCTAAAACTTCTTTAATCTTCTTAATGATTTCAATACCTGTATCTTTCTTATTGGCTACAACTAACATATTTCTATTATCATGGAATATCATATACCAACAAAAATAAGCAGCAGTTGTTGTAGTATTATGTGAACATATACCATTAGTATAATAAGAATGATCTCTATCTAATGATATATCAAACATATATTCCTTTCTATTAAGTTTCTTTATTGATTTAATATCAGAACAAAATTTTTCACATATAACAGATGTGCCTATATAACAATCTGATATTCTTTTCCAACCATATTCAGTTAATATAAGATGCCAATCGGCTGCTCTTAGTTTATAACCGTTATATAAAATAATTTCATATACATCATAAGGAACAGTTCTTAATATGGAATGTGTTGAATTTTCTTTATTATTAAGAGCTTTAACTTTTAGATTATTCTATAAGTATATTTCCTATATGAATTTTTTCGGGAAACTATCAGCTTGTGTATATGGAGTATTACTTATATCATAATTATTATCGGATAAACATGAACCTGATTTATCTCTATATTGAAATGATAATGTTTCTAAAAAGAATATTAATTTATATAATAATGAAAAATGTACTTTATAATTTAAACAATAAAGTTTATAAATCAAAATCTCTAATAGACTTGGATTCTCTAAGTTATTGAAATATAATTTAAAAGCTGGAATTTTCATGATGAAATATTTATTATGAAAAAGACAAATGAAATAAAGTAGACTATAATTATTAAACTTAAGATAATATAAAATATGGCTAAAAAGAAAACAACATTAACTGATTCAGATTCACTACCCAGTGTATTTGATATGGTTAAAAAAATTGATGATACAGCAGAAATTATTGCTGAATCTGCATATTCAAATATTAAGGATTGGATTCCTTCTGGTAATTATATTCTAAATGCATGCATGTCTGGTGATTTGTTTAAGGCTATACCCGCAGGTAGAGTAACTACATTTTATGGGCCATCATCATGTTTGCCAAAAAATGAGAAAGTTAAGATATATGTTCTTAAAAATAAAACAAAACATCATAATGTACATGATGAATCTAAATCACTTTAAAAATTAAGATAATATAATTATGTTAGCAAGAAATACAATAATTGAAGATTTAAAAAATTATTATACAGATATTGAATTTAAAAATTTGTCTCATTATTCATATGATGAGATTAATGATAATGATTTAATATCTTTTTATAATGAACATTGTGATAAACATGCTATTGAAGTATCAGTATCTGAATTATCAGAGAAATATAAAGATACATTATTTTTAATGTCAACACCAGATGGCTATCAAGATGTAAATGATTTATATATTAAAGGGCCATTTGAGAATTTTTATGTTATAAAAACATTATCAAATAATATTGAATGTGCTGAACAACATTATATTGAAACTGATAATGGTTGGAAATATGTAAATGAATTAAAAATCGGGGATAATATATTGACTATTAATGGTTATCAGCCAGTAATTGATATTATTGTCAATAAACGAAATGAGTTAGCATATGATTGGGAAATTGACCACATTAATCATAGATATTGGGCTGGTAGCGGTATTTCAAATCATAATACAGGTAAAACATTTCTTGCATGTTCCTGTGCTCGTGAAGCTCAACATATGGGATATACAGTAATCTATATGGATTCAGAAGGTGCAATTGATGCAAAATTTGTTTCTCGCCTTGGTGTTGATCCTGAAAAACTTATTATTAAACAAGTTTCTACAATTGCTGAAACATCACAGTTTATTGCAAATATATGTAAAAGTCTACAAGAACAAGAAGATACTTATGGTACACACCAAAAAGTAATGTTTGTTCTTGATTCTCTTGGTAACTTGACATCTGATAAGGAAAGAGATGATACAATGGCTGGTAATAATAAACGAGATATGACCAAAGCTCAGGAACTTAAAGCATTATTCCGTGTTAATGCAACTCCTTTAGCAAGATTACAGGTTCCGTTGGTGTGCAATAATCATTCGTACGCAACGATCGGTAGTTACATTCCGGGACAAACTATGTCAGGTGGAACAGGTTTGGTTTACAATAGTAGTGTTACTATAGAGCTTTCAGCAGCTAAATTGGAAGATAAAGAGAATGATAAGGCTGCAGCTGCTAAAACAGGATCTGAAGCTGGCACAAAAACAGGTGTACTTATTACAGCAAAACCTGTTAAGTCACGTTTCTGCCGTCCTATGAAAGTTAAATTCCAAATTCCTTATTATAAGAAACCTAATCCTTATGCAGGCTTGGAACAATTTATGTCATGGGAAAATTCTGGTGTTTGTCGTGGTAATGTATTGTCAGAAAAAGAATATTTGAAACTTTCTGAATCTGATAAGAAGAAAGTTTATCCATTTGAATTTAATGGTGAAACCAGATATTGCTTACCTAAAGATACAGCTCGTGGTATTGTTGTTAAACATCTTGGCGAAGCTGTACCTATTATCGATTTCTTTACTGATCGTGTATTCACACCGGAATTCTTACAATATCTTAATGAAAATGTAATTAAGCCAATGTTCTCATTACCTGATCAATCAGCATTTGATGATATTAAGGATATTGAAGAATCTTTGGAACTTGGTGATGATATTGGTTCTGAAG